AAGTTCTATTATCTCACGCTTATCAAATGAATTGTGAAGTATTATCATTTCTCCGTTTTCAATTATTAAACTTGGACAGCATTTGCAAGTTGAAAATTCCTCGTGTTCTTCCAAATCGTTTATTGGAATAATATTTATCATTTTGTAAAGTTTTCAACCGCTAAATAACTATCTACCATTATTTCAGCTTGTTCGTTACTACAACATCTCACCTTTAATTCGTAAACAATCAGCATTTCTCTAATGTCTTTATTAAATTCTTGTTGGCATTCATTCCAAACTTGTAATAATCCTTGATGTACGCTTCTACTTTCAGGATAAGCAGTTTGTTTTTGTATTTCTTTAATTCTGTTTGAGTTCATAATTACGTTTTGTTTTAAATTCCCACAACGATTTGCTAACCGCGGTTATACAATAGTTGGGTTAATTGTTTAATTTTGGTATTGTTTTGTACTTTTTTCATTTGTCTTTAATTTAAAAATTAGTGTGTGTTTTTCGGCAACATCACAAAGCCGCGACAACGTTGTAGGCAATGTGGCTAGAAAGATTCTGTTCTTCTGCCACAGTGGTTGCAACACCATAATTTGGTTTCACCTGTTGATTCAGTACATTTGCCACACTGTTCGCTTCGCCCTACAACAGCGGGTTGTAGTAATTGTAAAGCTTGGTCTATTTCTGGAATTAATGTTGCACATTCCTTGTCGTTTCCATTAAGAAACATTAGAATATCCTCACATTCTTTTTTCTTATCAAGTAATAATTCAATGACATTTTTCATAATTTTTGTTGTTATTTGTGATTAATTTTGCAACTACTACAACTCGCAAACGTTATATGATAGCTTACCCAACAAACTGCTCAAAATTATCTTTGAAATATTGTTTAGCTACTAACCATTGGTCGGAATAGTCTTTTGGATTCCTTGCTATCATATCGCCAATTTTAGGGCTTCCATTATCTTTGTCCGCATTAGAAATAGAAATGTTATAACCAAATGGATATTCTGATATATGTATAAATCCATGATTATTAAAAACATTAATATCTTTTTCACTTACTTCTCGCATTTCTGCAATTTTAATTCTCCTGTATTCTTTAAAATCTATCATATTTTTATGTTCGTATTTATCATAATTAATCAAATAAAGTACATTTTTTATTTTCCCACCAGAACAGTAACATTCCTTCGTCTTTTTTATTAAATTTTTCTACGTAATACTCAGGAGTAAATATCGCATCATCTTGAACATATAGCGAAGCGAATGTAAATTTTGTATAGCTAAAATCTACAAGAGTATCATATAGCGTTTTAAAGTTTCTACCTCTAAGTACGCCACTATCAATAAAAACATGATGCTTGTTTCTTAATAAATTCAAAGTAAATCTTCGGCAATATTCAGGATATTCTAATTCAAATGGAGTATTAGGAAACGGCATCTCAAAATTAATCATCGTTAAAGGATTGTCGAAATATGCGTGAATCACTTGCTGAGAAATAATAGACGAGTAATCCGGACTACAATTTACAATAACAGTATCTTTTGTTATAATCGGTTTTAGCAGTTTAATCAATTTCTTGATGTCATTCTTCTCTTTTTTTCTGTTTACTTTAAAGTATTTCATAATTAAAATATTGTTAGTGTTTTTTATATATACAAGTTAGCTGCAAAACGTTAAAAAATATGGCGGCAAAACCAAAGTAAAACCGCCTAATCTAATTAATTAGTTTGTAAATATCCAAACATTAGGAACATAAGGTTTTCCATGAAAATCTGATTTTCCTATTAAATTATTATGCATACAATGAACTTGTATAGCTTTTAAATTTTTTTCTTTTAAAGCTATTTTTACGTTTTCTAAACTACCATTTGGAGCTTTTAATTTTGAGCTAATTGAAATGTTTACTTTGTAAGTTTCGTTTTGATAAACAATTTCTTCTAAATTTTTTCTTTTAAATGTTTTCATTTTAACGTGTTTTAAGAGTTAATAATAATTCTTTTGACCAATCCACTACTTTATAACAAGTTGATATCTGAAACATACCAATGTGTGTGTATTCGATAGGTATCTGTAAATGCTTTGAAAGCAATTTGTAAGCTGTCTCTCTTTTAATTAATTCGTTTTTCCAAAGCAAATCAAAAGATTCATGTGCTTTTTTTTTTGCTATACGCAATTGATAACCGGCCAATCTTCCTAAAGCAATTCCAGTCTTGTGAGTTCCAACATAACTATTACAATTTGGATAGTTATTGCAAACTATTAAATCATAACCTTTACCATAAGTTTTTCCGTAAACAAAATCTTGAGAAACTTTTTTAGTCTTAGAATTGCAATAAGGACAAATTTTACCAGCAAATATTTTCTTTTGTTTTTTAGAAATATTCATACTATAAATAATTATCAGCGTCAGAATATGATTTGTCGCCATGTCCAGTTCCTCCTAAATTATCATCATCATAATAGTTATCATCATCATCATCATCATCATTGTCATCGTTTCGAATATAATCTTGTTCAAAATCGTTGTCCAAATATCCATCATCATCGTGATCGTAAGGATAAGCCATTGCTTTTATTTTAGTTTCCATACTTTAAATTTATTGTTAAAATACACTCCGTTATGTGCCTTGGCTTTGTCTTGAGAAAAAAACCAAAATCTACCAATTTCAAATTTATTTGTAACCTTTAATTCTTCTGCTTTAAAATTACTACCATGATCAAAGCAAAATCCTCCAGAATAACCGCAATTTCCATTCTCATTAAGGTAAAAACTACCATCATGACAATATTGAAAAATACCTTGTGAATGAAATACAGAAACTAATCTATAGTATTCTTTGCCAATTTTTAAAAAATCTCCAGTAGTAGGTACTAAAAGATTTAATTTTACATCAATTCTTTGTTGAGCTAATTTAGAATTTTCTTTTATTTTCTTGATCAGTTCCTTTTTAAACTTTGTAGCATCAAAAATTAATTTACCTTCTTTATAACAAAATTCTTCACTTGTAATCAACAATTGATAATCTGATAAGCTTAAATTATCTTTCAGATGATTTTCTAATTCTATATTTTTCATTTTATTTTATTTAATAATTATCAAAATCTATTAATGTTTGAAAGTTACCGTTGTAACCTCTTTTAATGCATTCTTGTACAAATTTAATTGGAGTTTCTATATGATATTTTAAATCATCTTCAATTAAAGATTGAATGCTTTTGTAGTACCAAACTTGAAACCTACGATGATTGGTTCCGTAGTTTTCTATAATTTCTCCAAATTCAATGTCTGATATACTTCGTTCTGCAAAATATTCCCAATTATTCTCAATACCAGATTTTCTGTTACCATTAGAACTATCAATAATAAAACAAATATATTTTCCTTTATTTGATTTTTTATTGTAAAAAGCATACTTAATTTTATATCTATGTCTTTCATTTTTAAGACTTTTTTCAATAAATTTAAGTTCTTCTTTGTTAAATTTATAACTTGGAGGTTTAGCATATAATTCATCTATTTTAATCATAATTAAGCTGTTTGTTTTTGAAATTTTTTCACAATTCTACCAATTTTAGGTAAATTAAAATTCATCAATTTTAATATTTCATCATGATGAATTGTTGGTTCATTATCAAAACCTCTTATTTGTAAAACTTGTAATTGTGTTAAAGAAACTTCAATTGTTTCTATTGGTTCGTTATTAATTCTAGCAGACAAAATTAAAGAATCTTTTTTGTCATAATAATCACTTCTGTAAAGGCAGTGTTCTAACTTTAAACCTTCTTCTTTAAATTGTTTTTTAGTGTGCAAAACAATTATTTTAAATTCTCCATTATCAATCTGAAAATCTTTGAAATATTTTTTCTTTAATTTCAAAGCTTTAGCATTTTCTTCTCTAGATTTTTCTTGTTCTATTAATCTTTCTTTAGCTTTAATTTTTGCAAGTTTTTCTTTTTTAATTCCAACTTTTAACATGTAAAAATTATGTTCTTTTTTTAAATCTTTAGGACAAATAAATTTAAAATTACAAATGTCAATTTTTAAATATTCTAAAAAATCTATGTAGTCATTCCACAATAAAAAATCAGTAAATTCAAAATCGTTTTTTATACAAATTTTAATTTGCTGCCAACGTTTAACAAAGGATTCACTTTTTTTAAAGTAACTAACAATTAATTCTTCATTTTTTAATTTAACTAAAGTTTCAAAAATTTGACTAGTCATCAATGTTTTTAAAAAAGGTCTGGGATTGCAATTATAAAAATTGTTATCAAATCCATTTCTATAAAAAACAGGTAGTAAATTAATTTTAGGATAAACAAAATCCACAACTGTAGGATAACAATAACTACCCCAAGGATTGTAAGCATTCTTTATGTCAAAATTAGAACCATATTGAAATCCATCATCATAATAACTACCGTTTCTATTTAAACCAATAACAACTGTTTTCTTTTTAAAATCAGTATTCCATTCTTGAAAGGTTTCAACAGTGTGATAATTAGGAACACTCTCTTTACTTAAATTTTTCCAAGTCGTAAAATTTCTAACTACTTGAAATTCTTCAACTGTTGTTACAATTGAAAATGTATGATAAAAGTTAAAACGAGGTTTTGCTTCTTTGATTAACTTTATTTTGTTTTTACAACCAGGACAGCTTGCTTCTGAAAGTTCATCAGTCCAAGCTGGCATATTAGCTTTCCATTTAAAATTACACTCAAGACAAATAAAATTATTATAGTGTCTAGTGTAATAACTCAAGTGTAATTTGTTTGACCACTTTTCTTGAGCCTTATAGATTTTTGGCAAATTCTTAGAAAGTGCCATTATTCTTACTTGTAATTTAGTTTTTGGTTTCATAATTAAAAGAATGAAATTTGACCATTAGAATTTACTACTGGTTCAATTTGTTTAACATTTTTTTCAACTTTCTTAACTTCATCAGGAATCAAAGTTCCAATTGTATATTGCTTTTTTTTAGCTAATTCTAAATTAGATTTTTTCTTTTCAACCATTTTTGCTTTCTGTTCTTCAAAGACTTTATCAATTGCTTTCTTTTTTGCTTCTTCAATTTCTTCTGCAGAAAGTTCAATATTGACTATTAAATCTTTTTTAATTTCTTCGGACTTTTCTCTAGTAGCAATTTCAATTGCTTTAATTCGCAGCTCAGATTTTTCTTCTTCAGTAAGTTCTACTTCTCTATTCACTACTACTTGGCATTTAATTTCTTTAATGTTTTTGATAGTATCTTCATCGTAATAATGAACTGCCCAACCAAAAACTTGTTGATCCGTATAACCTTTTAAACCGCCTTGTTCTGCACATTTAATAACGTAATTACAACATTCTTCAATGCTTTTATTTTCTTTTTTATACGTTATAGCAAAAAGAGAATCTTCTTCTGCACGTTTTTCTAAATAACTTTTAATTGTTTCTTGAAATGGATTTAATTGTGACATAATTTTTAATTTAAAAAAAGCTAATCAGTTAAGATTAGCTTTTTGATTTATAATTCAATTTGTTTTAATTCTAAATATTGTTTCAATGTTTTTGCCTTTTGTTCATAAGGCTTTAGTTTTCTGGGTGCGCCCGATTTGTCAGTATATAAATACCTTTCAGGTAAAAAAGTTTTTGCAAATAAACAAGTAGAAACTCCAATAGGAACTACTTTATTTACAATCTTATCGTATTCCTCGTAAACCAATCTTTGGTTGTATGGAAACTCTCTAGAACTACCAAGTTTTCCCGAAAACTGTATTGCTTTTGCTGGAGGTTTAACATCAAACCAAACCTCAACACCTTCTGATATAAATCCTTTGTCTCTAATTTCAACAACAGAATAAAACAAAGTTTCTTGATAAACAGAACCTGGTTTTTTATAATCTAAATCATATAACGTTTTGTCTTTTTTAGAAACAATACCAAATAATTTAGATGCAAGTTTAAAAGAAAATATTACTCTGTAATCTGCAGTATAAGTTATAGGATTAAAAAGATTCCAATTTTTTACAATCGGTCCTTTTGTAGCATAATGCTGATGATAATATATAGGTAAATTGGACCTTAGAATAAATGGTTCTGGTTCTCTTTCATAACTTAGAACCAAACCAACATCTTTTAATTCTTTTAACCACCATTCAAAATACCTTTCGTAATCATTAATTTCTGTACTCATTTTTATTGTAATTAAAAAGCCAACCGTTTCTGATTGGCTTTAAGTTAATTATTAGATACTACTTAACAAGGTTTTTTTAAACAATTCGTTTTGCAAAAAAGAAGTGATCTCGTTTGCCGAATTATAATTTGTCGGCAATAATCCAAAAATGTAATCTTTTTTGGTTAACTGAAATTTCGCCGAATTTTGTTGTCCGGTAAATTCAATTAACAAAGAGTCATTTGATAATTCACTTTTGAAAGCTTTGTTTAAAGAATCAATAATCTTTCCATCAAAAGCAATTCTTTGAACGCTTTTACCTTCTCTATCAATGTTATCAGTAATAAAAGTAAAAGCTTGTAAAGTGTCTGTTTCGATATGGTCGTAAACTAAAATCTTATTATAGTTTTGATTTTCTATATTAAGATTTCCCTGTCCATTTAATCTAACAAAATTCTCTACAATTAATTCTGACCAAAAGTCCTTTGTAAAAGATTTACCTTCCATAAAATCTAAAATTTCTTTTAAAGTTTCAAGTTGATCATCTTCACTAATCTTGCATTGAGATTTAACATATTCTCTTAAATCTACAACTGCAACAATTTCGTTTGAAACAATACCATAACCGTTGATAACGTGAATGAATTGTCTTTGATCATCTTCTTCTAGTTTTTTACTGTTTGAAACTAGGGTGTTCAATTTTGGCAATTTAAAAAGCATAATTTATTATTTATTAGTTGTTAAAAATTCTTTGTAAACATTTAGTTTCTGGGTAGACCAATTAACTAATTTAAAACACCATTCATTCAATTGAGGTAAAGAGTTCTCTGTAACTTTAAATTGAATTTTAGTCAATTCTCTATCTTCAAAACCTATAGATTTTAAAATATTTGTTTTATCCTCAACACAAGCTTTCAATGCGATAAGCTCATTTACCATTAACTCTAATTTTTCCAAATCGTTATTTAAAACGTGTGGAGTATTTAAATTAATAACCGCAGGTTCAAACGGCATGTCCTCTGGACCACTATCTAATGAACTAGGTAACTTTGCTTGAAGTGTTTCGTTATTGGACTGTAAAACGGTTTTTTCATTGTTTAGTTTTAGATTATCTTGTTCAAGATCCAAAGCTTTAATGAAAGTATTAATAGTAATGCCACTATTTTTAATAGAACTATCAAACTTGATTCTAAAGTTATTTTTTTGTTCTTCATTAAAATTGTCTTTTTCCAAAAACAAGTCTTCAAAATTATATTGACTTATTTTATTTGATAATAAATTCAAACCTTCTTTGTTTGAAGATGGTGCAGTAGTATTTACTTCGAAAAAAATACTATTAATTTTAGATTCTATTTCTAAAATTCTAGTTTGAAAGTGTTGTGCAGCAATCTTTTTTGAATTTTCTTCGTTAGATTTTTCTAACTCTGCAATTCTTGCCAATTCAATAGCTTTCTTTTTTTGTTCAATAACTTTCTTCTTTTCTTCTTCTTCTAATAAATACAATTCAAAACCATTATCTAAAGCAGACTTAGTGTTTTCGGATTCATCTTTAAAAAAGTTGTAAAGCTTATCTACTTTTTTGTTGTACTCAATATGCGGATCTTTTAAAGTTTTCTTTGCCGCAGTCAATCCAGTATTAAAAGAACCAATAAATTTTTTGGCATCTTTATATTCTTGAATTGATTCTTTACAACCAATCTTATACTCTAAAGACTTAAAATCGTTTAGAGTTACCAATGCTTCCATAATTGGATTAAAAGAAATAATTTCTTTAGCATTAGAGTTTTCCATGAAACCCAACAATTCTTCTCTAAAATCTTTTGGAGTATTATCTCCAAGTGAGTAATTTATCTTCTGACTTTTTTCATCATAGTGAGAAGCAATATCAGGATTGTTCTTTAATTGTTCTGGAGTAAAAATAAATTCTACTTCTAAAACTTCTTCTTTCTTCTTTTTTTCTGTTGCCATAATTAAATTATTTTGTTTTACAAATTTACAATAGTTAGATGAAATAATTTCATCTATTGATTTAAAAGTTTTCTTTTTTGAATTTCCAATAACATCGATTCTTTTAAGTCAAACATCCTTTGATATTTTTTTAAAAACTCTGTTCCTCGATTTTCTCTCATTTTTAGTAACATCCACATTTCTGTGAATGCATCAGTTCCTTTGAATATACCATAAGTAGTTTGGTATTTTTTCAATATTTTTCCAATAAAACTTTTTGGCGCTAGTTTACCATTTTGGTCTACTACTTCCGACAAAAATTTTAAAGCACCAACTTCTCCCATTCCTTTAATACCAGGAATGTTATCTGTGTTATCTCCCATTAATAATTGTAACGACAAATTATACAAAGCATCTTCGTTACTAATTTCATAAATAGAATTACTTTCCCAATCATAATGATATCCTGGTACTTGTTTTAAATCCTTATCCTTAGATGCGATATAAGTATTTTCTTTGTCTTGTAACATTGAAACAACATCATCAGCTTCTAATTCAGAAAACAATAAAGTCGAATAATTATCTTGAATGTATTTCATGATAGTATTCATGTCTTCCATTTTTGTAGGATACTCACTGTAATCTTTTTTTCTGTTTCCTTTGTACTCTTTTTCCATAGCAATATGCATACGAAATGTGTTATAGGATTTTCCAGAAAAACAAAAAACAATCGGATCTTCAATTTTCATAAACCAATCATTTACCCATTCTTTTGTGTAAGCAATTACAGGTTCTTCTTTTACATAAATTTCTGCAATTCCACTAATTTGAGATTTTTCATATTCTTTATGTAATCTAGATGTAATTATATATTTCACATAATCAGCATCAATTAAACACACTCTGCCAGTGCTAAGTTTAGGAGAAGCAGATTCAAAACTAAAACTGTTTTCGCTGTTAAACATACTGCAGTCTTTTATATCTTTCTTCTAAGAAAAACAAAAATTCTAAATCAATAAATTCGCTGTTTTCTTTATCGCAAATTAAATATTGTCTTGTAATCATTTTTTCAAGTTCTTCCAAAACAGAAACATTTTTTTTCACTTCAATTAAAACTTCTCCTTTACGTTCTTCTTGACTAAAGTTTAAAGTTTTTTCTTTAATTAACTCTAGTAATTTAAATTCATTGCCATTTTCAGTAAAAAGACCTTTTTCAAAAACAACTTCAATTTCTTTAGTAAAAAGTTGAGTCACCGATACTTTATAAATTCTTTTCATCGTATAATTGTTTATTGATTAAACATAATGTGTGCAATTCAATAATTGCATTTCTGATATTTGCAGAATAATTAGAAATTTTTAAATCAACTAAATCAGCTTCTTCATTTAATTTTTCCCAATCATTAATTTTAACACTTTCTAAAATAGGGAATAGCAAATTATATCTTCCTTTAGAATTTAATTTAGAACCTTCTTCTGCATCTTTAAGAAGTTTTTTTTCATCATCATAAGCTTTAGCTTTAAGTTCTTCAAAAATCATTTTAAATGTCATTTCAAATCTTTTCTCTTGCTCAATCGTTTTTACGATTGCAATCTCTGGTTTACCATCTAGTTTACTCATTGTTATTTGATTTTAAAAAAGTTGCTCTAATTTTTGCTCTAGTTAAGGCAGTATAAATAGCTTGTAATTTTCTTTTGTTAGAAATTGGACCAACTGTTATAATATCGTTTACATCAATGTAAACAAAATCAAAACCAGAACCTTGAGCTTTGTGTCCGGTATAACAATAAGCATAAGCTACGTCGCCGAATTGACCTATGTAATCATAGTAATATTTCCATGCTTGTCCTTTTTTGGAACCATAAGCATTCGTTGCATAATACTTTCTAGCATTTGCAGCTTTTTTAAAAGCTACTATTCCTTTTTCAGAAACTACTGGAACGTAAGGTGATTGTATTGATTCTAAATGCTTATGACCTTTTGTATCGATATACAAAAGGTAAACATCAATTTCATCAATTACAGCTTCTTTTACAGAAAGTATTTGATATTCGTCTGAATTAAAACAAATGTATTTTGGATGTTTGTCTCCTTTAATTTTGTTTTGAAAAGAAGAATTCATGTAAAACAATTCATTATCAATAAATTTCTTGTTAGGATTTTGATGCACAAATTTTCTAATTGTTTCGTTAAAAAATTCTACTCGATCTCGACGATAAGCAATTACTTTAGATTGAAAATAATCTTTAGTATTTTCTTTGTAATGCTTTAAAAACTCATTGTAAGTAATAGTTTCATAACCTTTATTATCAATCAAATTAGTTTTCTTAATGTGCGACAAAACAGTACTTAATCTATTATCATTGTTTTCGTCAAAATCTCTAAATATTTCATGATAAATAAAGTCCGATAATTCAACAATTGGATTTCCTTTTTCTTGTCTGCAGCGTTCCTTCAATTCGAAATTGTTTTTGTACTTAGAAAATATTGGACTATCCAAATCTCCTTTTGTACTTATAGGTGGTAGTTGACCAGGATCACCCATGTAAATAATTTTACAATATGGGTGAGTATCTGTTTCTACCATTTTATCCATTTCTTCATCGTACATGGAACATTCATCGTGAACTACTACTTCAACGGCAGTATTACAATCTGCATCTCTAGAAAGCCAATCATCTTTTTTAAAAGAAATTGAACCATCTTCTGCATATTGTTGTTTTAGCCCAAAATAAGACGCAAAAGTTTTTACAACATGTAAAGAGTTGGAAAGTACGTTTTTTGCCTTATGTGACATAGTTACGCCTATTACCTTTGGAGTATTAAATATATCTGTTTCAGAATATTTATCAATATTAGCTCTATCTTTTTCCAAAAGAAGTTCTAAAGCATATCTGATAATTGTAGTTTTGCCTGTTCCAGCCATTCCTTTTAAAACAAAAACTCTGTCTTGTATTTTATTCGAGCGTGGACTTAAAAGAAAAGCCTCCAGAAGTTTCAACGCTTCTATCTGACTTGGCGTGAACTTTTCTATTTTGTTTTCGTTCATATCGTTCTGTTGTGTTTTTATTGTTTTTACTTTCAATTAATGCTAACATCAAAAAGATGCTAGAACCTGATTGAAAACTTTTTCTAACTATTATGTTTCTTGACCATATAGCACCTATTTTACAAAAAGTAATTATTACTGTGTATATATACATTTATTTAATTTTTTTTACTTCAAAATTATAATTATCATTTATTTGAATATTGACATCAAAAAATTCTTGGCAGAATAAAACTGACCATTCTAAAAAATCACTAAAATCTTTATGGTTAAAGTCTTCCAAACTGCGGATTCCTTTTCTAAAAGAATTTAATAAAGTTTCCTCTATTGTATCAACATCGTTACCAGATTCGCTAGCGATTAAATTAATCAAGACTTTAAATAACTTTTTCTGTTTTTGAGAAATTCCCTCTTTTTGATAAACTGAAATTGTCATAATAAATCTATCGCTTGAATTCTTTATTGAAGATAAGAGTGTCCCGTAGGACACTCTGTCTTTTTCATCAAAGAAAGTAACTGTACCATCTTCTTGAAATTTCATCAAATAATCTTTCATTTAGAAAGGCATATCATCATCTTCTTCATTTGAATTTGAATTAAAACCACTATTTGATTGGAAACCAGAATTTTGATTAGGCTGAGCAACGTTATTACTCTGCTGTTGTTGCATCTGAGGTGGACCTTGTGGACTTGGTGGTCCTTGAGGTAAGTTTTGAGGACTTGGTGGTCCTTGCGGAGCGCTTGGCGGAGTAGGTTCTACAAAATGTCCTTTGCCATTTTGAACTAAAGTTTCTTCATTCCAACCCGCAGATTTCCACGATTCCAAAGTATAAGAATTATCTGTTAATACAAATTTTCTAATTCCATTACCTTGTTGAGGAGGAAAGTTTTGTCCGTTGTTTTGACCAGAATTTTGCGGTTGACTTTGTTGCTGGTTATTATAATTATTAGTCTGTTGTGCATTTGTTGCACTAGCACTATTATCAATATGAGCAAATTTTCCTCCACGTCTAGCATGTGCGATTGCTTCTTCTGAAGCCATTATTTTCTTTTTAAGAAAAGGCAACAAAGTAGCAAAATTTTGAGTTGTAAAATTATCGCCATTCTTGTCTATTGAAAACAATTGTTGGTCCGACATTGGATTAAAATTTGCTGGCAATGGCATTTGTCCATGGTGCATAACACCTAAAACCTTTTCATAAGATTTACTAGGATCTTTTTTACCTTGAACGTGTGAAACGTTTACCAAAACTTTACTTCCAATTAATTTACTTAAATCAAAATTGTAAGCTTCTTGATCAGAAATCTTTTTGCCTAAAACAGCTTCAATAAGTTTTCTTAAATTAGACTTTTCGTTTACTGCATAAGTACCTTCTGTCCATGTAGAACTACTTCGAATTTCTGTATCTTCTTCATAAAACAATTGTTTTAATTGAGGATGTTCGTAACCAATTTTAATTTTTCTGGTCTTTTTAGGTTCTTGATTTCCGAAAGATTCCATGTGAGTTCCTAAATCTACAACACAAAATATTACACCTGAGTTTGGACCAGGAGGTAACAATTGTATATCCGAACGTTTTTCTTTTCCTCCATTACTTTCGGGAGCTGTAAAAGAACTTTGCATTTGCCCTTGAGGCGCTGTGAAATTGTTTGATTCCATTTTTAAAAATTTAATTGTTTTTACTATGATTTTTCTTATTGTAAACTGAATTTACATTGTATTTTACTTCAAGTATATCGATATAAAAAAAACCGATTATACTAATTCTTCTAGAAATCTTTTTGACTTTTACTAATAAATCACATGCAGTATAAATGAAATCTTTAATAACATTGTCTACTAAATCATAATCTAATTTTAGCTTTATAGAAGTTTCTAAAATTTGTCTTTTAAAATCTGAGTCGTTAAAAACTTGGTCTTCAATTAACGCAAGGTATTTCTCTTTAGAAATATTTTTACCTGCTATTGAAAGAACCTTTTTTCTAATTATTCCAACATTCCTACTAGTTACTTTATTTGCCATTGATTCTTCTTCTTAAAGAAACCGAAGATGAAAACTTAATTATCCATCTTTGAACTTTTTCTTTTTGTAAATCTGAAGGATCAATGCACAATCGGTAAATGCTTGTAAAAATTCCCAAATTTAAAATTTCTACTTTTTTACCATTAGCAATGTTTGAAGTAATAACATCACGAAATATGTAGAACATTTTTTTGCTGTCTTTCAGATTGTCTGAAAGGTTTTCTTTTTTTAAAAGAATATGACATTCTTTTATAATATCACTTGTATCCATATTTTAATTTTAAATGTTTGTAATTATGGTACAAATATAAACAAAACGCACCTGAAAAAATTTCAAGTGCGCTGTTTATTTTTTTTTGTGGTTATGTTTTTGGAGGAGGTGGCGGAAGATTTAATATTTCATCTTGATCGTCAATTCCATGATACAAAAACCCGTTAGTAATTGTGTACTTGGTAAAATTCACATTACATTCATAATTGTCTGTAACTGTTTCTCTACCCTTAGCCCAAATCCAAAGCAAATTACCTTTTTCTATACTAGGTACTGTTTGGCCTTCTTTTTCTTTATAATACGCCTCTCTAAAAAAGAAAGAAACATTATCAGCATCTTGTTCTAAACTACCAGATTCTCTTAAATCAGAAAGCATCGGTTTTTTACCTGGTCTATCTTCACATTTTCTAGAAAGCTGCGACAAAGCTATAATAGGAATATCGTAAGTAAGTGCAGCAAGTTTTAAGTTTCTTGAAATTTCACCAACTTCTTGTTCTCTGTTCCCATTTTTATTAATTGTTTTGTCGAGTTTAATCAATTGTAAGTAATCTATAAAAACAAATTTAGGTTTCAATAAATCGATTTTAGAAACTATATCTGTAAGAGTTCTACAATCATTGACATCAAAAATCTTTAAATCTGAAGTGTTCTCAAAATAATCATACCATTGAATAACTAAATTTAATTCTTCTTTGGTAATCTTCAAATTCTTAATGTCATTGTAATCTAATCCGGTTTGTTCTGATATGATTCTATTCATCAAACTGTATTTACTCATTTCTAATGAAATAAAAATACCAGGAACTTTATAATCAAACGAAGCATATTTTGCTAAAATTAAAGCAACAGTTGTTTTACCCATACCCGGTCTTGCGCCAATGATAGTAAGTTCTGATGGTTGCCAACCTCCAGTCGCTATTTGTATATCAAAAATTGGTATAGGAACCGTAATCACTTCTCCGTTTTGAACCTTCTGATGCTTAGACAAAAGCTGTTCTTTTTTACTTTGTAAACCCGTACTATTGCTACCTATTTTATTAAATTCAGAATACAACATAGTATATGCATCAACAATGTTTTTACCCACATCAATTACGTCGCGCTCATCCCAATAGTTATCAAGTATTTCAGAAGATTTTTTATTCCAAAAATCCATCAAAACATATTGCTTTAAAAGCATTATGTAATTTTCAATATGATAAGCGGAACTTATGTTCTGAGTTAAAGTAATGCAGTTCATTTGAAAACTATTAAACGAATTACCAATCTTGTACTCTGGAGGACAATAACTACATACTGTAGTCAAATCAATCTCAATCTGTTTATCCCATAAAGTAAGGAATGTACCAAACAAATCTTGATTAAATTTAGTTCTAAAGTAAGTGGGTTCTAAAAAATAATGCTTTTCGAAAAGAGCTTTTGGATTTCCCTCAAAAACGGGATTTCTAATATCTGATATAATACAACCTAAAATTGAATTTTCTATTTTATCTCTTTGCTTAAAATCATAATTCATTTATCTTTCATTTAAAACGGATAGCACATATTCAATATTGGTGAAGGTTACAAACAAACAACCAAATTTTAAAATAATGTTTCCGTCATTATTATAAAAAGAAAGATTTACAACAGAATCCGAAGCTTCATAAACTTCTCCAGGATTCAATGCTTTTACATCTGAATAATTACTATTGTAAATCAAAACAATATAAAATATATTTGCAAAAGCATTTTGCTTTGAACAAATCAATCTTATACCATCATCTGAAAGCTTAACAAAACAAAGATCATCATCAAGTAATTCTTGTGATAATGGAGTTCCTAATCTTTGCCAATCCTCAATTTCTTGTTGAGGATAAAAATAATTAACATCTTCTAAATTCATTTTTTCTACTATTTAAAATTAATAATTTTGCTAAATTAATTGAAATTAATTTGATCTAAAACAATATTTTGTTTAATACATTCATCTCTCCATTCTTTAGCAAATTCGCTATCAGGAACAGAAACAAATTTAAAAAATTCTTTAGGACAATTGTGATAACATGGTCCTTCAGATTCACTCATTTCTTTAAAATAAATTTCATCGTCCTTGATAGAAACAAGACAAACACAAATAAATGGAGTTCCGTTTGCACTTCTCAAAATCATATAGAGTTCGTGTTGATCTCTATCTTTATGTAATTGCGCCATTGCACAACCATAGTTGCTAAATTCTGATGTAATAAAATCTGCAGCTGTAAGTTTATTAAAACCCGAATGTGTTGCTTTTCTGTAATTAAATGATGTCCAGCCCATAATTAAATTGCTTTTAAATTAATATTATCTTCTTCGTCGTTATTGTCGTTTTTTTTGTGAATTACTTTCATGCTGTATAGTTTTTTACATTGCATCATAAGTTCGTCAGTTTCTAAATCTATTGTTTCGGATTTGTTTACAAATTCCCAAAATCTAGAATAAGAAGTAGAAAAATAATCTTCGTCTTCATGGTTATCAAAATCGGTAGCTTCATACAAATCATCATGAGCAATAGACCAAGAGTCTGTTACATTTTCGTGATATGCTAAACATAATTCGTTGTAACTATCTCCTTCGTATGGAAATGATTTTACAATATAAAAACACATGCCTTCAAATTCTTCTGGTATTTTGAATTCATCTTGTTTTATAAATTCTTCCAATACTTTTTTTTCAATTGTTTTTTTTAAATAATATTCATCAGTTCCGAATTGTGCAAATCCAATTGCACCTATGTTACAATAATCCATATAAATAAAATTAAACCCGCACTATGGCGGGTTGATTAGTAAATAAAATAATTTGTTTTTGTGGTTATGGATGTAGCTTGCAAGCGTACAAGGCAAGTAAATGTCTTAAGTGTTCGGATAAATTATATAATTTACACAAACTATCCGCTTCATCATTTATTGTCATCATAATCATTGGTAAATCATCAGGAAATTTTCTCTTGACTCTTTTTGCAGTTTCTAATAAAACTTCTTTTGCATCTTTATAATCGCTCATAACTGTTTTTTTTTATTGGTTTCAATTCTACTAATTGCATTTTCTGGACAACCTTCTGCATTTTTAATTTGCTCGATTGCAGAATGTAAATTTTTTGCGTAAACAGTTAATTCTTGAGAACTGTTATCATGTTTTATTGTAAATGTGTATCTATTCATAATTAAAATCTTTTACCAAATTTAATGCTTCCGTTAAGTTGGTATTCTGGTTCGGCACCAGAATACAAAAAGTCAGTTCTTAAATCATTTGTTAATCTAAGACCTACAAAAAACCCACTATCAAAATTATAGACAGTAGAAACTTCTTGACCGAAAAGAGGATATGTTTGAGGATCATTATTTGTATATCCTCTCTTAATAAAACCAGCTCTAATTCCAGCAGTATATCTCATTCTTTCAAAATAACCACTAGTAAAACTAAGTCCTACACCTCCAGCCAAATCAATATAACCTCCTTGCAATCCCGTTAAAACTTGACTTCCAGCTTTAATATAAAAAGAACCAGATTCGTATTCTACTTCTGCAGTAAAATTCAAAGATTCTTCTTTAAAACTTGAGTAAGGTTCTACCGCAAAAGAAACATTAAACTCTTGCTTTTCGCTAAATCTAAAGTTTTGTGATGCTGCTGATAATGATATCAACATCATAATTATTACAATATTTGTTTTCATAATTTAAAAATCTAAATGTTCTATTCTATCAAAGAATTCATCGATTGTTGCACAATCGTAAAGTTCAATTTCATTGTATTCAGAACGTAAACTTCTAGCTGTTTCTATTCTAATAATTCTACATGAAACGTTTGTTCCGGCTCTTTCAAATAAAACAGATGGTAAGTATATCTGTCCAGTTAAATGAAACATTCTATTCTTTTCGTCTGCAAAAAATTCATCAAGTCTTTTTTGCATTGAAGAACCGTTAGGAATTATTGCAATTACTTTAGCACCTTGTGCTGTAGATAAATGTTTGCACGCTTTTGCAATATGTTCCATAGCAAGTCTACCACCAGAACCAAAAGGAGGATTCATCACAATTGCTTCATATTTATTAATTATGTGATGATCTTCAAAAGTACTATTAATAACAGTTCCCGTTGCATTAATAGCAATTTGTGAACTAAGTTCAAAACTAGGTTCTATAAAATCATTAACACAATCGCTTGGTAAAAATCTAGCAATAGCACCATGACCTGCAGATGGTTCTAAGCATCTATGGTTAGGTTCAAGCTTTAACCATTCTACCATTTTAAAACCTAAAGGTTCAGGAGTAGCAAAATAATCAACACCTTCTCTTGCTTTAGTTTTAGAATTACGTTTTCTTCTTTTCCAATAAAATGTTTTTGTTTTTTCATACTCATTAATTGTAAATAAGAAACGATCAGATTCTTTACCTCCAACACCTTGTTCTAAGTTTGGCTCGTTTTCATTGGCATTTGCATAGCCTTCTTTAAAAGCTGTTTCTAAATCTCTAGCCAAATTACCCATAGCCAAATTTTCAGCAGTCTTAGAACGTTCAGCAATTTTTGTAGCAAAAGCAATTCTTTCTGTACTAGTTTGCACTGTGGCATACTCGTAAATTGCATTGCTTTTTAAACCTTGTCTGTAAATTCTACCTTCTGTTTGAATAGCTTGAGTCGGAGCTGTAGGAAGTCCTAAATTAATTAAAACTCTTTGGTGCATTCCTGTTTTATCGTGTAAAGAAATACCTTCTTGTCCAGCTTTTACTTGAACTAAAATAATATCAATCATAGAAAAATCAGAATTAAATTCTTTTATAAATTTACTTCTAAGTTTTTTGCTGACAGTTCCGTTAAACTCTCTAGCTTCAGGAAAACATTGTTTGATAGTTTTTCTAATGTTAGACAAACCAGACAAATCTAAATTCCAATAATGAGAATATTCTTCTTTAAACTTTAAAATCTCAATTCTTAAAGCATCAGAATGTTTATGAAATTCTTCATCAGTAGAAATTAATTCTCTTACTTGAAATTGAAAAGGATGTGTAATGTTTGCGTTATTATAATTATGAAACACTACAACTTTTCTATTCAAATAAAGATGTTGCTTAATTCTTTCATTTATATCTTTTGCTTTAATACATTCTAGCAATTGATTAATAAACAAATAATTAAGTTTTCTCTTATGAAACTCACTTAACTTAGGATATCTTTTAGAAAAATCAGTATCGTGAAATAAATTTAACCCATCATCAATAAACTTTCCAATTTCAGAATCAACTATTATAAATTCTCTTGAGTAATCTTGCTCAAGTTCTAATTGTCTAGTTGACATTACTCCTCTGTCTTTAAAACTTTCAAAGAAACTTCTTTCTAATAAATTTTGGTCCACACCTGTTTCTGGTATGGTAAGTTTATTGTACTTCATTCTGTAACCAAAGTTATCCATCATGAAATTTTCCCAAGCACCACCATCATTGTATGATGTAAAAGTGTCTTTATCCGGAATTATTTTTTCATTGATTTCAAACAATGCTCCATCTGCATACTTAATTGATTTATGGTACGCGAATGGCGTAGCAGAAAGAAAAACTACTTTAGTACTTTCAATGTATTCGTTGTAAACTTTGTCGTACAATTCTTTGTTTACCTTTTGTTTTACAAGACCACTATCTTCACAATAATAATCTTCGTAAACTCCGTTATGTTCAAACGCTTTAGACCTTGCTGCAGAAGGAAGATTGGCAATGTTCTTATGTTTTTGCAAATAACTATTTTCAACGCCATTTGCATTTTGACCTAAGTAATGTGATTCGTCATAAATAACTAAATCCCATTTCACCTTATTAATCGCTTCATTCTGATAAAAGTTAGCATAAGTAGTAACAGTTATTTCATGTCCAGCATCGTGTATTCCTTGAAGTTTGTATATACTCAAACCAATGTTCAAACCATCTTCAACCCAATCTTTAGATTTTTCATCTGTAGGAACAACAATAATAATGTTCTTTTTGTTGTTAGTGTAAAACCTAAATGCAATACCAAGACCGACGTATGTTTTGCCAGTGCCAGTTCCATTTGTAAAAAGATAACCTTTACCTTCTTTAAAACGATTCTCTGCAGCTGCAACGTCTTCTTGTTGAGTTTCAAATAATTTTGGTAACATCGATTTAATGTTATGCAAATCTCCAAGTAAAAATAAATCTTTCTCAATTACGTCAAAGTTGATTAATAATTGAAACGGATTGTATAATACTTTTTTCATATTTATATTTTTAAATCACAAATGTAAAATTTAACAAATCCATTTTCAACAAATCTTTTAACAGGTCCTATAATATCGTTCTCAAGAAGTACTTCATATATCCCTTTATTCTCGGAATAATTTTTAATAATAACTTCTTGTACGCTTAAACCAATATCTTCTAAATTTGTTGTAGCTACTAATACAAGTTCGCCATTGTTGACTAATTGTATGCAAGTTCTGCCATTGTTTTTGTACTTAGTTAAAACAATTTTGCAATCCCAATGTTTAAATTTAATTCTTTTCATAACTTCTAATTTAAAGTTTTTTTAAAATAATCTTCATACCATTCTTCAAAATTATTGAAGTCTTTTCCTTTGGTTGTTTCAAAAGCTTTTTTCACATCGTTTATACTATGAGTTAAAGATTCAGAATAAACTTTTTCGTAGCTAACCACTTTTTTATACATTTCATTTCTGCCCTGGTAAGCAATATAATTATCGAAATGTTTCTCATCGTTAAAATCTTTTATCTCATCGTAATAACCTCTAGGACTACTGGTCTTACACCAGAATATTTTATATCTAATTCCCATTGTAATTTATTTTAACTGTTACTAAATAAAATCCTTTTGTGCTTTCGTATTGAAGTAAATCAGATACTTCAAGTAATGGTTGCATAGCAACACCATCATAAATATCACACTCCTGATTCAATTTTTTATCAATAAAATCTAAATACGGATTAAGTTCCGACAAGATTTCTTGAACTGTTTTTCCAATGAACGGTTCGTAACTAATTAAATCATTAAGATTCAATCGGTATTTTACATTTTGGTCAAACACTAAATTCTTAAAATCCTTTGTTAAACCATCTGTATAAATATCTACTACAGATTGAATAGAAAAGTTTTCAATAAAATTTTCTGTTACTTCTTTAGTAAAAATTTGTAATAAGCCTTGAACGCTCATTTCTTTCGATGTGCTTTGCACAATAACGTGAATTGTTTTTTTCATTTTAGTTTATTTAATTATTAATAATTCATTTTTTTTAATACTTCTGCAAGAAATACATAACCATCTAAGTCTTTTTCTCCATAATCATTTCTCAATTTTTTCAAATGAATGTTCAAGTAAATGTCAGCTAAAAATTTGTAAGTATTTTCTTCAACAGTGATTTCCTTAGCTCTGCAAATGTTGGAATAAAAAGACATTATGTTTCCTATTCTTAAATTATCTATTGCTGTTTCAAAAAAAGACAAATAATCATAATCTACTTTCAAAAATTTAGATCTTAACTCACATCTTGAAATGTTTTTAAAACCGTATTTTGCATCAGCTATTTTGCAAACTGCATTAGTAGCAGCACAACCGTAACAAACTTGATCTTGTACAGTTCCGAAGTAATTCATATCAACTTTGATTACCGGGTTTTTTAAAGATTCTACCATTACTTCTACAATTTGATACAATTTCATTCCATCTACTTCTTGTTTTAAATTTTTCATAATTCTAAATTTGTTTGATTATTGTTATTAATTTTTTTTTGTGGTTGAGGTTCTTTATCCTTAACCTTAATTCGAAGTAAAGAGTCGCGAGAAACAGATGCATCTGGCAAACTATTATCTACAAACCGAATTAGAAAAGTGTGAGTATATCTCGATATTATTTCAACACGTTTTCTTTTGTACATCCAATATGAATAAGCCATTATATATCTCCTCTATCTTTCATAGAGTAGTAATCTTCTGAACATAAAATAATATGATCTAAAAGAATTACATCTAAAGTTTTTAATGCTAAAATTAGCCTTTTTGTTATTTGTAAATCTTGAGCACTAGGAACCATAATTCCTGAAGGATGATTGTGACAAATCACAATTCCGGTAGCTAAACAATCAATTGCATATTTGCAAATGATTCTAATATCTACAACGGTTCCAGTAATACCACCTTGACTTATTTTAGCATAACCAATGGTTGTATTGCTGTTATTTACCATTAAAATAAACATACTTTCAAATATTTCAATATCATCAGAATAAAATTGACGAATATACTCGGCCGTAACTTCTGGTGAAGTAAGTTTAATTCTATTAAATTCAGACTTTTCTTTTCTTAAAGTAATCAAATCTAATTTTGTGTTTAACATAATTTCTATTTTATAAGATTAAAAATTCTTTTGTTTTGGCTTTTTTGTTTTAAGCCGTTTTAAGCGTTAATAATTATTTAATTGTATTCTTTGTTTCTAAAAGTGTTTTATTAAAAACTAGGCATAAAAAAAGCGTACCAATCGGCACGCTTTTAATTAATTTGATTTTGTGGTTTACTCAAAATCTACTATCAGATCAAATTTAACATCAAATGGTAAGCTAGTCAAAACGTCATTTAAGTAATAATCAAATTTAATCTTTCTGCCGCTTACACCATCGTAACCAGAGTTGTCAAATTCAGTAACTAAAGCACCACCATTTGGTATCTGTCTAATTAAAGTTTGAACTTTGGTTACAGTCTTGTTAGTAGAACCATAAATTAAAACCAAAGAATTTTCTACTCCGTTAGAAAAAAGAATATCTGCTTGAAGTGTACTAACACCATAAAAATTGGTTTCCTCTGGAGAAGAACCTGTTCTAGATTTCAAAGTAGTGTAGTAAATTTCATTCTCTACATTGCTAATATCAGATACAACTTGTTGAATTTTACTCCAAGTTTTAGGATTAGATGTTGTTGATGGAAGAATCATCATACTACCTTGATACAAATTTACCTTTGCACCATTCCAAAGTAAATCTGTTTCACTTATGTCTAAATCGTTTCTTAAACAATAAGTAATAGTTCTACCTCTACCATCAGCATTGTAACCATAAGCTTCTGGATTTAAACGGTAATCTTTTGGCAAATAACGCATGTCTTCGTAAACAGTTACTCCAACAACTTGATCACCTACGGAAAATACCTCTAAAATTCTACCTGTTCTGTTACCAATTACAACATGGTCGTTGATTTTGATATCTCTTACAGTTGTTCCAAACTTACTTCCTGATTCTATTTTAGAATAACCAGCGCCAGCAAACACATCACCTTCTCCAATAAGATTTGCCATATCAAACCTTTTGTTAAAATTACTTAGGTCCGTATAACGTGGATCCAAAGGATCAGTTACTCTTGGATTAGGACCTTTTGCAGAAATTACACCCATAATGTTTTCATTTTTAATTGTTAATATTATTTAATACAAAAATAACCATTAAAAAATAAAACAAATATGTTAGCTAATCTTCAAGCTGTCTAATGATTTGCTTCAAAGCTTTTATCGTTTCACTAGGTTGCATAGTACTAGAATAATTCACAACACCATGTTCTAATATACTATTCTTATCCAAATCTGTAGTTATTAATATAACACCAATCTCACCTTTCTTAATTATCCCTTCTTTATGAAGTAAATCATAAGCACGTACTGATGCCATAATTAATAATTCTCTGTCAATTCGTATACTCATTACTTTTTCTTTTTAGATTTATATTCCTCTCGTCTTTTATCCAATATGACACCACAATTAGAAAGATAATAATCACGATCTTTCTGTTTTATCTTAGCCAAATTATCTTGTCTATACTTCTTGTTGTAATCCGACAAAGCTTTCTTCTTTAACACCAACTCATTACCGTACAAATCACTAAAATGATTAACAACTAACACTATTGCATTATCTATAGTTAAAACATTACAAGACTTCTTACAGTCTTCTAAGCTCTTAACCAATTTATTCAATTGCAAATTCTCTAAACTAAATTTTACTTCTGACATAATACTATTTATTTATTTAATTAATTACTTTCTCTAAAATCTTCCCAACTTCCAACATTTCTATTACATAATTCTCCTGCCTATCCTGTGTTTGCTTTAAATCCCTCAATTGAAGTAAATCTAAATAATCCATCTCTCCATCTATAGAACCTAAACTATAACGTCTAGCCTCATCAATAATCTTCTCCAACATCATAGTTCTGCCAAAAGATATGTCTTCTACAAAACTCTCACCAACGTATATTAATCTATAACTATCCCTAGATATATTAACATCACAACGCCATAATAAAAATACTTTTTTCATAATATAAACTTAATTGTTAAAAACCTAATACCAAAAAATTCTTCATAACCATAAATGCCAATGATATAAACTATCAACATATTATCTACATAATTATAATAACTGTAAATAACTACTATATACCATATCAACACCAATATTAATTGTCTACTCATGTCATAATACCATAATAACAATACCAACAAGTCTATCACAAAGCCTTGTAATGAACACGACGAAGGAGTGGTCAGTGAGCAAGGCAAGGTTATCTACTATAGTTATTATTATAGTCACGTAAGTGACCAACGTTATTATAATATGATTCTATATAGCAACTGCATTTGCTTTTTTTTTAATTAAAACCTTTGTTAGCACCAGTAAACATAGTACTTAACAAGGATTCGTTAAAAAATATTCTTTACCATAATATGTTACATTATAAAACACTAAATACTAGTATATTACAGTTTATTCCCATATTGTGTTAAATTAAACACGTTAATTCTTGCACATAATATGTGAAATAATTAAGTTTGTAGAAATAAAAAAGGCCATATCTATTAGTAGTAGATATGACCTTAAAAGACTTGACAACCTTTATGAATATATATAGACAAATGTACAATAATTTACACTTAAATAAAAAATTAAAAGCTATGCCAAGAGTCTATTTAACTAAAGACATGATGTCAAAAATGACCTATTCAGGGCTATGTATTTACAACTACATCCTAGCGGAGTTGAAAGTTGGTAAAGACTACAAGGAGTCTCAACGACTTGAGATTATACAGAATGAATTAGTCAAGGACAAAATTATAAGTAAGAACAAGTTCTACCAAGGAATCAAAGAGCTTTTGGATTTAGAAATAATTTACAAAGATACGTCTACTAGTAAGCACACGTACCTTGTAAGTTATTATTACATACTCAACATGACTGATTTACAGTACAAAGATTTCAAGAATGAAATGCTTCATACGAACCAGGTTGAATACGCAGAAAGTCAAGCGGAAGTACATTAAGAGTTAACGTATTCCACAATGACTCTAGTTGTTTGAATAACAAGACGTCTGTACATTTTAGGCATAATGAAAGCCTTCACGTTTTGACCGTTATTCAATTTACCATACTTTTGATAGTATGATGATTTAACTTCTCCGGTGGATAAGTCAACCTTTTCGACAGTTTTTTTACTAGGTACATTTACCAATGTGATACTGTTAGATCCATTAGTATATCTGATAATTCTAAACGGATTATCAGCGTAAGATTCAGATTTGTTATCTGATTCAAACGACATAGTTTGTAAAACACCAGGAGCAAATTCGATACCTAATCTTTTCAAATATCTTTGAAAGGTAGTAGATTTAGTTCCGGTTTTTGTGTAGACAAACCCTTGTGGATTGTCAGCTACTTCTTTTACAACATCGTCTTTAAGTTGGGTAAACCAATGGTATACCTCAGCTGTAAGAGATACAATAATTTCTTCTTCAATAAATTTCCGTTTTCCTTTTTCTTTAGTAGCCAACACAAGTGTTGCCTTACGGTCTTTAGGATTAAGAGAAATGTTTGAGATTTTAACTACTGCTTCTGGAGTGTTGTAAGTTACAATTGAAGTGCTCATAATAAATGGTAGCACGTTTTTAAAGTCCTTGCAATCAGATCAGGATTTAAATTAAGATTTGTTTTTGTGGTTTATAGATATACTACTAACCATGCTAAAGTTGCAGCAATGCCTACGCATATTGCAATGTCAGCTAATGATCCAATAGGATCTTCTCTAAAGTTTTCTTTGAATACTTTAAAGATTTCTCGAAAAAATTCTCTCATAATTATTTAGCTGTTAGGTTGAGAGCTACGCGAACTTGTTCAATGTCGCCATTGGCTTTTACCCAATAGCGCATTACTTCGCGATACTCTCTGTTATAGATTTCTGATAACAATTTAACGTATCTATTGAAACGTTTTCTTCTTCTAAGATTTGCCATGATTAAGCTTGTTTAAGGTTAGACATCATTTCGTCGTAGGACTTTGTGTCTACGACAACTAAAGGTGGAAGTTCATTAACTTCCGATTCTTCTTTAGATTTGAAAGGTAGCTTGTTGGCTACCTGATTTTTCAAATCTTTGATAGCGTCAAGCTTATCAAGAACGTGGCCTTGATAAACTGACGTTTGAATACATCGACGTAATTTACATTCGTCTTTGTCTTCGCCATATACGCGGTGCATGATGCACGCTTCGGCGTGTAGCAAGATGTCACTTGCTGTGTCTGTTACAAAATGTAAAGCGCCAATTGTGGAACATGTTGAGTTTACTACTACATTTCCAGCTTTTCTAAGGATCATTTTAATTTTCATAATCGAGTTATTTATTTATTATTATTATTTGAATTAGTTAATTCTTTAAGACCTTGGCTTGCAACCATCCAGATAGCTAGAGGTATGCAGATAGCGAAGGTCATGATTTTGATTACGCATACAGTAATGAATGCTAGTAGTTCGATGAATTTTTCCATGGTTATTTATTGTATTTAATAATTAATTTTATTTTTAGATAGTATTTCGTTGACTACCTTGTTTTGCGAGTGGACCTCGCGGTTTTCTTTTTTCTTACGTCGAACGTAAGGTGCGTAGCACATGGTGTAACCAAGACCGGCAACAGTTAATGCTGCAGTTATAGTTACTCCCATTTTGACAGTAGCTATCACCGCAAGGATGAATAGCATGACGTCAATGAAGTTGTTAGTTTTGTAGACAAACCATTTAATTATTGGTATGTTTTCTACTAAGGCTATAAGGCCTACTAACGTAATGATTCCGAAGAATAAGGCACTGGCTAAGTGACCGCCAATGCCAATTCCTACCGCGCATATAAGCACGAATACAGCTGTCTGTTTCATGAGTTTTAGCCAAGCATTACTTGGACATTTTTAATTGTTTTCTGTTTCGTTATTATACTGTTTTAGGTGTTAAGTTGTTTTGAGATCTATCTTTGATAGCCTTGATCTTTTGTGCGAAGTCGGATTGACGTTGGAAGGTTGCTAGTTGTCTAGCATCTGATACTTCTTTTAGGTCGCCGCCTACTATTTTGTGTTCCGCTGTTATACAGCTGTCTGCGAATTGTGTAGCCATGTAATGTGCTGTTGCTAATACTGATACTGCTACTCTTTTGGTTGCGTTTAACGCTTTAGAATTTTCCATTTTGATTTGTTTTAATGGATTAATAAATATGTTGTTGAGTCATTCGGACTCTCTTTTTGTGGTTTATCGCACTAGTACCCCGTCGGGGAAATTCATTTCCGAGACGGGGTTGTTTAGTGGATACACCCGCGCAAATATTTTTTTTATTTTTTTTTGGTTGTTGCAATAACTTCGTGTGAGAATTTTTTTTGTTCAAAAATTGGTACATGAAATAACTTCATCTATATTTGTATCATGGATAATTTATTTAGTGCTTGTGGTGAAGACTCTGATTGTTTTAAAAACGTTAAGGGATTTAGCGATCTTAAAAGCTTATGGTTTAAGCATACGGATGAAGATGCGTTAACGGAAAAAATGAATAGAGATATGGAAAAAAGGGTTAATGGTAGTTCGTTTAGTGGTTTAAATCCTTTGTTAAAAATTCCGATGGAATTAAATCGTGATGATTTTAAGAAAGCTTGGGAAGCTGCTTTTCCTAAAAGGGATTTAGGAATTAAAAATATTCCGATAATATTTGGAACTGGTGGGGATAATTATGGTAAGAATGCGTTTAATGATTTTCCAATAGGAATTAAAAAAGAGGAATAATATGAAATATTTTTTAGACACGGAATTTTTAGAAGGAGTTCCGGAGCGTAGTTTAATATTGAAAGGTCGTTTAGGCAATTGGATTATTGGTAAACCAAAGGCTACAATTGATTTAATATCGATTGGTATTGTTTCTGAGGATGGCCGAGAGTTTTATGAGGTATCAAAAGATTTCAATTTAAAAGAAGCTTGGAATAGATTTGATTTAGAGGAATTAAGTCCTGAGAAAATTCGAGCTGGTTGTCCTCCATTAAAGATTTATTGGATTCGCGATAATGTATTATATCCAATTTGGAAGCAGTTATTTTTATTTTCAGATTGCGATACGATTATGTTGAGTAATAGAGAGGCTGAGGAATTCAAGAAAGAATTAGATTCTGGATTGCATGATGATTTATTTACGATTCATAGTTTGAGTTCGTTTATTGAACGGTATGGAAAGACCAACAAGCAGATTTCAGAATTGGTAAAGGAATTTGTTTATGAATTTGCAATTGTGGGTTATGATGAGAATAAGCATCAGATAGAAACCACTAGAAAGATAATTGCTAATTTCAAGGGAGAGATAGATTTCTACGCATATTTTGGTGATTATGATTGGGTAGTGTTTTGTTGGTTGTTTGGAAAAATGATAAATTTGCCAAATGGTTTTCCGATGTATTGTAAAGATTTAAAGCAGATGTTAGATCAGAAAATTATGAAGATAAATGATTCTACAAATCTTAAGGAAGGGATGCCAAAAGTAACGGTAGAATCAATAAAGAAAAATAATATTTTATTTCCAAAAAAATCAAACGAGCATCATGCGTTATCGGATGCAAAATGGAATTTAGAATTGTATAAATTTTTAAATAAACTATAAATTATGAGTGGAAAAATCGAAAGACCAGTATCGAAAGGAGAATTAAGAGTTCAAAGAAATTTCAATCCATCTGCAAAGCCAGAGATTGAAGAATTGAAACAAGACTATGCTAATTTGTTTGACAAATTAGAAACTATGAACAACGGTCAAAATGGTAGAGAAATATCATTAGCACAAACCCAATTAGAAACAAGCTGCATGTATGCAGTTAAGAGTTTATTTGTATAACATTTAATATTAGATTATGAAAAAGAAGACAGTAGGATGCGCGCCAAATAAAATTATTTTGAGAGTTTACGTTGAAAAAGATTCGGGTTTGTATGAAGAAAACAAATCTGGAATTATCGAAAAGAAAGACGAGAAGAAATTGTTATCAAGAGGTACAGTTTTGGCGGTAGGAACAAGTATTGATTGGGTAAAAATAGGAGATTTAATTTCTCACATACCTCACGCGGGAACGGTGTTTGGTTCTCAAAATTTTAATAATGAAGGACTAACCGAAGCTTTATGTTCTTTACGAGAAGATGAAATTTTGGAATTAGTACGAGAAGAAGAAGTTTAAAATTAAAAGCGAGAAATTAATATTCTCGCTTTTTTTTTATCTTTGTAAAAACAAATAAAATGAGAAATTTCAATTTTAGTGTTGCTTTAGAGTTATTAAAACAAAACAAAGAAGTGGCTAGAATAAATGCTCACAATAAAATCATTAGTTTGATTCAGGGAAATTATTCTACTGATATTTCGAATGGAAGCAAACTAGACTACATTGATGAAAACTTATTTCAGAGAGGTGATTTTAATACAATAACTAGAACTCCACATTTTCGGTGTAATTGCAATGGCGTAACTACTGAAGGTTGGATACCAAATCCGGAAGACATGTTATCGGATGATTGGTTTGAATGCAGATAAATATTTTGGTTAATAATTATTCGGAAAATTAGGAATTAGAAATAGTTCCTATTTTTTTTGGTAAATTTGCATAGTTGAAGTTATTTCATGTATTTTTGTTAAAAACAATTAACATGGCAATTTTAGAAAAAATAGATTTAATTTTTCAAGAAACTTTATCTGCAGAAAGATTTACAGAAACATTTACAGAATACGATTCGTTTAAAGATCAATTATCAAAGGGAGATATTATCAATTTAAAATTTTTACTTGCTAGTTATGAAGAAGAAGAATTATATTTAGAATGTTTAATAATAAAAGAAATAATTGATTCCAAAACTAATAAAAAGCAATAAATGGATTTTTGTATTTACAACTTAGAAATTTTAGACAGTATAACAGCTGCAGCAGTATTGTATTCGCATCAAAAACAATATGGGGATACTTTAAAACTAAAACCTTTATGTTTTGAAGAAGATTTAGATACCAGGAAGTACAAAGGCAAAGTGACAGTAATGGTAGGAACCTCTTTACCAATGGAAAGAATGAAAACTTTAGGATTAGGTTCTTTAGAATTTATTTGGATAGATAATTTTATAGGAAACTTTGAAGATTTAATATCATATTGTGAGTTGAATGAATATGAAGTGAGAGAAAAAAGCTTGAATAGTTATATTAAATGCTTTGAAGTTACCAAAATGAATATGGTTTATTATTATTCCGAAACGCTATCATCTTGTGAGATAGCGATTAATTTTTACGCTCAGAAGCTTGGCAAAAATGCTAGAGATATTGTAAGTTGTATTGGACAATATTCTACCTTAAGACATACGGAAGAAACCAAAATAATTAAGGATAAAGATTGGGTAAAAGAAGTAATGCCTATGTACTGGTTTATGAGTAGTAAATCTACTCCAGAACAAATACATAATATATTAGTTGATATAGATGATTGGGAAAAAAACATCGATATTGAGAGTATAAAAAGTATTGGTAGTTATGTGTTAGAATACCAAAAAAAGCAATACGATTTATTGATAAAATCAAGTTCAGTAGAATTTGATTTTAATGATTTAAAAGCAATAGCTATTAATTCAAATAAGCTAGACTTTATAGCTTACGAAAATTTCTTTTTTGAAAGCATACACGACCTTGTGTTTATGTATTTCTACAATTCAAAAACATGTTGTTGGTCCATAAATTTATACACTACAAAACCGGAAGTAGATGTATTAAAAATTGCTAAAGAATTTGGAGGAACTGGAAATAAAAACTTCTCTAGATTTAATTTAAAATTAGAACAGCTGCAGATTACCAAAAAAGGAATTGTGGTTGGTAATGTTATAACTTTAGATATAGATCAATTACCTAAGAATTTTGATTTTTCAACAAAAGATATTAAATTATTATTATCACAGATGAAGTCAATGCCAATTTTTATAGAAACTAAAACAGAAAAATCATGAGTGAATTTAAAGGAAAAATGTATAACGTACATTCATCTAACGTAAACAAAGTTGGTTGGGAATATGATGAAGAAAACAAAACGGGAGTAATGCGAATAGAATTTGCTAAAAAAACTTATGATTACTTTCCTGTTTCAAAAACAAAGTTTGGCGAAATATTTAAATCAAAATCAAAAGGCGGTTGGATATCAGAAAATCTAGTAAAAAATTCAACAGTAAATTATGAAGAAGTAGAATAAAAGTATATATTTGCCTGACTACTATTTTTTACTTTACAATTTTTTTCTACATTTTATCCTAATTAAAGCACCTCAAAAGGGTGCTTTTTTTAGTTGAAATTTTTTCTACTATCTTTGTTAAAAATTACAAAGCAATGATTTTAATAGAAAAATTCGAATGTACTATAAAGCTACCTAGTGCGCCAGATTCTTTGGAGCATAAAAAATATTTATACGAAAATTTAAAAAACGGACTATGTGTTTTTAAGATTCCAAACGATTACAATAAAATTTTAATAGATGCTAAAAAGCATAAAAAAAATTACAAGGTTGGATTCCTTTACGATTTACTAACTGACATTTACCCAAATTTAGGTAAAGAAGAAAAGCACGAAATTATATCGGAACAATATAACTTATGGTTTACGTACAGACAATTTAAAAATCTTTTAGACGAATACCAATCTAAAAAATTGTCTTACCTAAACGAACCTCAAAGACTTTAAAATGTATTTAATTCAGATAAATCAAGAAACTGGTTTGATTGATGATTCTCCATCTAATTCCGGTTGGAAAGCTATAAAAGCATTTCGAGAACTTTTCTCAAAAAAAGGAATTAATGCAATGACTGTTGTAGCTTTGAGTTGCGATTATTTATCAATATTTGCTTACTACGATAGAGCAGATAGGTTTGCTAGAGCTGTAGAAGAAGTTTACACAAAGCGAAGTGCTTTAAAAGAAACAGAACCTTTAGTTCAAAATGCAATAGAAAAATATTTAGAATTGCAATTTAATAATGATCTGCAGCTGGAACGAATTAATGCAGAAATTAAAACCAGATTATTAAAAAAGATATCAGAAGCAAATCAAGTTGAAGACGATACTGAAATATCTAGATTATCAAATCAAATAAACAAACACGAAGAAGCTATACAGAAATTCAATAGTAAATTTGAAAAGAAAAAAATTGTTGAAAAAGCGATTACAAATAGTGGTTACGAATTGTCAAGAATTGAAAATGAAATACTAAGCAAAAAAAATAGTAAATTTGTTAACCACGGAGAAGACTTAGAAAACCCTAATAAATTAGGATTAAACAATTTTTAACTAAAATAATTACATTATGATGATTGAACTTCCAAAAGCCGAATTATTAGATAAATTGGCGCAAACAGATTTTATTGAAAGAGCAGAAGATGGTACAAATCTTACTAAAGAACAAATCGTTACTATGTTGGAATTTTGCAACAAAAAAGACGAAGAAATTCAATCTTTAAAAGACATTACTTTATCAAAAGACAAAGAAATTCAATCTTTAAAAGAAACTACTCCATTGGGAGAAGCCAAAGATTTGACTTCAAAAGAAGTGGATTTCATTCTTAAAAGTAAAGAAGGAAATTCTTTTTTAAAAAAACAATTAAGTAGCGAAATGGTAAAGAGAAGATTGACAGACCAAAAAATCAATTCTTTGAAAAACAAGGTTAACAGTTTCGCAAAAGCATTTGCTGAAATTACTGCAGAAAAATAATTTTTTCTTGTAAAACAAAAATCAAAAGAGTATTTATAAATTTGTAAATACTCTTTTTAAATTTATATATGGCTCAATTCCCTAACATAGAAATTCCAGACATTTTTAGACTAAGCAAAAAATCAGGCTGGAATCCTAAATTGTATCAACCAATATTATTCAACGAAAGAATTAAAAAATTATCTACGGAACTTAATCCAGGTACTTTAGCTTACGATGATTTTTGGCATGAAATGGATTACTATTGCTACAAAGGATATCAACCAAAAGGAATGCCTAGAATAACAGGAAAGCACTTTTATTATTTAAACTTCTGCAAAATACTTGGTATGCCAAAAGGCGGAAAAAGAAAAAGGCCAATAAATCCATTTTATAGAGATTTAGATCATTGGTTGTTTTTAGAAATGGAAGGCGCTGAAAATCATGGCTACGGAATGATTATTACAAAACCTCGACGTGTAGGTTTGTCAGAAATAAATGTACTGGATGCAAATTATGAAATGACATTTTTTCAACATAATTTAATTGGATTATGTGCTGGTAAAGAAGATAAAGCTCAGGAGTTTTATGATAAATTAAAATTCTCACTTGAAAATGTGCATCCAGCTTATTACAATGGTAATATTTTAAAAAACGATAAGGAATTAAAACAAGGCTATAAAAATTTAATTAACAAGCAAACTAAAGAATGTGGTATTCAATCTTTATTGAGAATCAAAACCATGTTTGCTGATAGTTCCGCTTTTGAAGGAGGTTCTTATTCCAAAATGTATTTTGAGGAAATGGGATTGTTTGAAAATTCAACAGCATCTTACAAAGCAACAGAACCATGTTTTCGCGATGGACATAATCAGTTTGGTGTTCCAATGGTATACGGAACCGGTGGAGAAATCGACAAAGGTGCAAAAGGTTTCAAAGAAATGTGGGATAACCATGAAGCTTATAATTTGAAACCAGTATTTATTCCTGCAAATTATTATTATCCTGGTGATGGAATTCCTGACGAAAAAACAGGAAAAGTAATTTCATTTTTTAACCATGAAACGGGAGTTACAGATCGCGAAGTTGCCAAAAAATATATTTTAGAAGAAAGAAAAAGAGCCTCTAAAGCTAAAGATACTTACATCAAACATATTCAATCTTATCCAATGATACCGGCTGAGGTTTTCTTAAAAACTAAAGGTGGAATTTTAGACTTAGCAAAACTTAACTTTCAATTAAAAGAAATTAGTTTAGGTCAATTTGACGAACCAGTATTGCAAGGAAGATTAGAATGGGTAGATACGGAAGAAGTTATTCGATTACTTCAACGATGTAAAAACACAAAAGAAAAAACTAAAATTAGAATTGCACATAACGTAAAAGTAAAATTTGTAGAAGACAAAGAAAACGGAACTGTTTGGAAAGATGCATCACCAATTAATCAATCGGTTCTACACTTATCTTACAAACCCGATATTGGCGGTTGTGATAGTTACGATGAAGAAGTTGACGACGACAAGAAAAACACAAACCAAGTATCTTCTGGTTGCGTAATGGCGTATCGTTGTTTTTCAGGACCAACTAGAGAATTTAATAAACCGGTAGGAGTATTACACGAGCGCGGCGATGGTTCTTTTGATGATGATGTATTTTATGAAAATGCTGTAAAATTTGCTGTTTATTGGGATTTAGAAATATTATTTGAGTATACAAAATTTCATATTTTAAGATACTTCTACGATGTTAAAGCTTATAAATATATTAAAGGTAGACCAGATATTGAAGAAGCCGGAACTACTAATCACAAAAACAAAGATGGTGTAAAAATGACTGGACAAGTAAAACCTGTTCTAGTTAAAATGTTGAAATCAGAAGTAAAAGAAAACATTTTCAAATGTAATTTTGAAAATGTAATTCTAGATCTAATTAAATTTGGCGATGGCAATACGGATATAGCTATGACTTTAGGTATTTGCTTATTACACAGAATGGATATTTTTGACGAAATAACAGAAGATATTGAAGTTGGTTCTTCTGAAATAAGCATGTATAATTACGATAAAACTTTAGGAAGTTATTACGTCGATACAGATGGTAAATTAAGGAATAACGTTTACGATGATGATTATTCTCCAATACAAGTATTTCATCCAGAAAGAGATTTAAACCCTCAAGAGTACAAGGAATATATTGATGTCAAAGTAAATAAAAAAACTGATATTCTAAAAAGACAAAGCGAATTTGAAAAAGAAGTAAAATTTTTAGGAGTTGATCCAACTATTTATAACATATTTCTGCAAGAGAAAAAAAGAATGCAAGACCGATGAATTTAATATTAAACTTAGAAGACAAAGAGTTTGTTGATTTTTTTGAAAAAGTAAAAAACGACTATCCTAACAGACCTTTTAAAAAAACACAAATAGAACAAATTAGATTTAGAGCGTATATTTGTAAAAGCTGTATTGCTCAAAAAAAATGTAATTTTTGCAAATGTAATCCAAATGATGTTTTAGCAGAACCTACATCTTGTAATCACGAAAAAATATTTCCAAACTTCATGCAAGAAATGACTTGGAACGAATTTAAAAAACAACATAACATAACTATCTTATGAGTATTTATAACTTTCCAGACCAGAGAATAAGTGAAAAACAAAAAGATATTGAATGGCATAAAAGTCATATTTTAGGTTATTTATCTTACGCTAGTTCCTCAGATTTTATAAGCAGAAAAAAAGAAATAAACGATTTGTTTTATGCTTATTCTGCAAAGCTTACTCCAGAAGGAGAGAAAAAAGTAAAAGCTATGATTACTGAACGTTGCGGCCAAAACTTTGGTCCGCAATATTACGTTTATCCTTTAATTGAAAATCAAATAGAAGAAATTGTATCTCAATACAGAAGAAGACCTTTAAAAAGAAAATGCCTTGTAAATAATGAAAAGGCAGTAATCAAAAAACTAGATGCTAAAATCGATATGGTTTTAGAAAAATTACTTAGAGATACAAATAAAGAAATGCAACCGGAATTAGGTATGGTTCCAGAATCTCCAAATCCTGAAATAGAAGTTAAAGAAAACATTGACGAATTTTTTGGTAAAGATTTCAGAACAGTATCGGAAGAAATTGCAGAAGATATTTTGTACCAGGTTCTTTTAGTTAAAAAAGAAAAAGAAAAAATATATGAAATGCTTCGGTTTTTCTGTATTGCTGGTAGAGTTCACACTTACTTAGATGAAAAAGATGGACATCCTTCTTTTTTTGTTCCTCATACTTTAGATTGTGATTATGACCAAAATCCACATGAACAAGTTCAAAAAGATTTACAGTATTTTACCTACGATAAATATTCTACGATAAATGAAATTTTCAATACGTTTGATAACATTACTGAAAAAGACAAAAAAATAATTCAAAGTTATTCCTCTACTCCATCACAATCATCAGACATTAGTTGGTTTAAAAACAGCGAAAATTTATTTAGAATTAGAGTTACTTCTATGATGTGGGTTTCTAGAATTAAAAGAAGATTTAAAGTAATCACAAATAAAACTACTGGAAAAGAAGAATATAAAATTCTAAAAGAAGACGATAAAGCAAAAGGAAACGATACCATTAAAACTTTGGAAATTGATGATGTACGTCACATTACAATGGTTGGTCCAGAAGTTACTTTGTCTTGGGGTTCTCTAGATAAACAAATGCAAACAATTGGAAATCCTAAAAAAAGATTTTTACCTGTAGTTGGTGTTATAGACGATAACAACGTAGGTATTGGAGAGGTTAGATCTATTGCTAAAAAATTAGTTTACCTACAAGATTTTGCATCAGAAATTCTATATGAATTGAGAATGAATGCTAGACAAGTTGATGGTAATGTAATGGTTTACGATTTATCAAACATACCAAAAGAATGGGCTGCACTTGGTCCAGATAGAGCTTTAGAAAAAGTAAATTTCTTTTTGAAAAGAGATAGAATGCAAATTATAAATTCTAAAGATAAACGTAGCGCGCCTTACGCGTCTTCTGTAAACGTTTCTCAAAAAGGTAGAAGTTCGGAACTACTACAACTTTTAGGTTTAATTGAAGATTTAGCAACTAAAATTACTGGAGTAAAAGCATCACAAGAAAATCCCTATCAAAAAGCTACTGTAGCTGAAATTTCTGAAAGTAGATCATCTGATAGACTAGAAGAAATATATGGAATTTTCGATACGTTTGTTGATACATTACAAGAAAGAATTGTTTTAAAAGGAAAACATGTTTACGAAGAAAATCAAGTATTCTCTTATTTTGGCGGCGACAATCAACAAAAGTTTTTAGAAGTAATGCCTGAATTCTTTATGGACGATATGGGAGTTTATATTGGAGATAACCGACAAGAATACGAAAGAAAAAAACGTGTTGATACAATGGCTGATAATGCTTTTGCAAACGTTGGTTCTCAACAAGCTTTCCGAGATTTAATTAAAATTCACAATGCAGATAGTTCTACTGAAGCAGAATCAATTTTAGATAAAGGACTTGAAGCTTTAGAGAAAATGAAACAAGAAAACAATAAACTTGCTCAAGAACAAGCACAAGCAGCAGCACAAGCAGAAGTAAAACGTCAAGAAGAAGTTGATGCACTTGACAGAGAACGTTTGCAAAATAATATTGATGTTGCAAAAATTTATGCCAACAATAAAGCAGATGAATCTGCATTAAAAGAACGAGGTCAAAATCTTAGAAAGATGGCTGATATTGAAAAAGAAATGACAATTAAAAACGCAGAAATGAACAAAACGGATAATAAATAATAATAATTTATTTTTGTAAAACATTTAATCACTTAAAACAAAATTTATGTTAGGAGACGAAAATACCGGAGATACATTTATATCCCAAGAAGACAACAATTCAAACGACATCTTTGGTGCAAACGGAATTGAATTACAAACAGAAGACGATGGAGATTTTATTCCCATAAGTTTTAACAATGATTTTAACGCTAATGAGGCTGTAGAAAAAACAGAGAACTTTCAAGAGCAAAAAATTGACGAAGCTAAAAAAGAAAATTCAAATGAAGAATTTAGATTTTCTGATGAAGATATTGATAAAGAAAATTTTGAAAACAAAGAAAAAGAAAACGACGAAGACGAAGAAAAATTAATCGCTCGTTTGAAAGAAAAAGGATTTGATGTTTCAAAAAAAGAAACAGTTGATTTAAGTAAAGTTCAACAAGAAGATTTAAAAAGAATTGATAGTTTTCTAAGCGAAGCAAACACTTTTTTAAAACAAAACGATGAAGTTATTGTTAGAGAAAAATTAAAAAGTGATTTAGCTAGAACGTATCAAGCTGCCGGAAAAGGAAACATGATTGGTAGTGAAGAATTTGATATTGATTTAGAAGTAGAATACACAGAATACGAAGACAGCTCTACTTTAAGAAAATTATTTGCGGATACAGTTCGTAGAGATTTAAAAGATTTAGTAACTGAAAACGAAAACAAAAAAAACACAATCATTTCAGATAAAGAAAAATCTGAAAAAGAAAAAATAACTGGCAATCGTTTAAAAGTTCAAGACTCTCTAAAAGAAATTATGAAAAGCGGAATTCTGGGTTTACAGGTAGATTCAGAACGCGCTCAAAAAATTTATGACAAAGTTAGAAGTGGAGAATTCTCTAAGACTATCAACAGTGATCCAAGCCTTGTTGCGGAGTTCGCGACTTATTATGAATACCGAGAAGAACTTATAGGGAAATTCGGTGGGCCTACTTATGGAGAAGGAGTAAAAGCTGCAGTTGACGCGATAGCTGGCGACAACAAAAATGCAACAAAATCACCTCTTCAAAATGCAATGAATATTGATTCATCGAAAGGACAAGGAGGATTAAAAAGTGGTAGATCTGCGTGGAACATGCCAGTTGTTAAAGAAGAAGACATGAAAGATAGAAGAACAGCTGGATTAGTGAAAGAATACTTATAACGACATGTCGTTGGGTATTTGGAAACTTATTTAGTAATTGTCTTTTGACAGGTCAAAAGAATTCTTCTAAAAACATTTTTTCTGTATTAACAAAATTAAAAGAAGTTTAATCACAAACACAAAAGTAATGTTATTTAAAGGTACATCCGAAACATTCAATCCTCAAATGCACACTGAGGAATTGTCTTTAACATCGCAAATGAATAAAGATTTTGCGGTTCACAACAAAGTAATTAGCCGATTTGAGCGTTACACTAAATTCACATCGTTTCTGTTTCATACAGGTCGTGTTGATGGTGGAACAAAAGCCGGTTGGATTAAGAGACCAAGCGCGGACAAAGAAGTCCACGACAACGCGTATCGTGTAAAATTTAGAGCATTAAACATTAAGCCTGCTTTTTCAATGAATGCTTGTGTTATGGGTCAATTTTTTGACGAAACAAACCCAAAACCAGACATGACTTTAGTAGCTGGAGTTACTTACAGTGGTACAGCAACTTCTTCTAATGTTCAAACAGACATGATTGGTTCATTTGCTATTAAGCATAACCCGGCAGAAGGAATTTATGGAGATAAATTTAATCCTCAAGATTCTGTTGTTTTAAATGGCGGTTTAGGTACTTTGCTTTACATCCAAAGAATTAGAGAATCAATTACCGGAGATCATTTTATATTAGATTTCAAAGTAATTGGACAGCCTAATGATTGGGATGAAGCTGGTTTAACAGAAGATGAAGTATTAATGGAAGGTGGTAACTACTACGGAGAAGGTTCTATGAGAGGTTACCAAAGATATGACCAGTCATACTGGAAAATCTTTTATTCATTTATTTCACGTTACACACTTTCATTTACAGGAAATGCATTAGACCAAAGAAAAGTAATTTGGGCAAATCCAGCATCAGCATCAGGCGCTATGCAAGGTCATAAAAATGAATCTAACATGTGGCAGTACGAACAAGAATGGTTAGCCGATCAAAACTTTGCAATTGCATTAGAATTGGCTTGTCGTTTTTCTGTAAGTTCAATGGATCCATCTACTCACCAATGGTTTGAGAATAGTGGTAAAAATTTATTGACATCTGCACACATGAACCCAGAAGCTGGTATTGTTGCTCCAAGAACTTCTGATGGTTGGGTACGTCAAATTAAAGATACTATTGATTTATCTTACGATGTAAATACTGGTTTCAGTCCTCACTTGTTAGAGTCAGTTGGAAACGTTTTAGCGGGTAATTCTCCAGCAGGTTCTACGGGAAATCAATTTGTAGTCTTAGGTGATGATTTAGCTTATCACAATTGGGATACAGCAATGAAAAAACTATTAGGATGGAATGTATCTAACGGTGCTTCTATTTCTGCAGTTCATAATACAAACATTGTTCAAAACATTACCGGTGGTGAAAAAGTTAAATTAGGATTTGAAGTAGAATCATACTACTACAAAGGAAATGAGTACATGTTCATGAAAGATGAATTGTTCTCTCACCCTGGTTTAAATAATCGTTCTGGTGGATTAGTTGGTTCAGGTAACATGTATATCTTAAACGTTACGCCATTCGAAGGAGTTTCTAACTTTGAGTTATTCTCTAGAGGTCAAGGTCGTTTCTTTAAGAAAAAATATGTTGATGGTATGCACTCACTTGATCCAGCAAGAGACGGATCAATGTTTGCTAGTTCAGGTTTTGATGGAGGTTTCTGTCACTACTTAGCAGAATTGTTCCCAATATGCTACGTAGAAGATACTTGTGCTGTTATTCGCGGAGATGGAAGATATGCTGGAGGTGCTTTAGCTGGTAATGCTGGGCTTTCAGGATTTCCAACAATCCGATAATTTGAATAAAGATTAAATAAAGCAAGCGGAACAATTTCGCTTGCTTTTTTTTTAGAATATTAATTAAATTTTATATAAAAATGAAAAATGTAAATCTCGGAAATTTAAGTGTTAGTACAATTGGTAGATTTAAATTCGCGGTAAATCGTGATGCTAAAAAATTTACTTTAACTAACATCAACGCATTTGTACCTTTTGGTAAAGGACCAGAAAGTAAAATGCTATTCAAAACAGAAGCCGGAGACGTAGATTCTTTATTAATTTCAAAAGTAAGTGTAGGTTTAAGACCAGACGAAAGCGTTTTAGATCATCACAATGTTCAAGTGTTTATTCAACATCCTGATGTAAGAATTGGAGGAATGAGTGATGCAGACCATAAAAAACTTGTTGATCTAAGAATTAAAAGTCCTAAATCAAAGTTTATGATTACTAACATGGATAAAGTTCAAACGGACAATTACGATGTTAAAATCAAACTTATTGAAGCTCGTGCCGTTTTGTTTTCTACTGAAAAGTCAATTTCAAAAGAAAAACTTATTTGGTTATGCTCTAGTTTTGGCATAGTTTATAGAAACAATATTTTAGACGAAAAAAGATATAAAATCATCTTGAAAGAGTCTATTGATATGTTTATTCAAAGAGAAGTTAAAAACATTAAATTGTTTACTGATGCCATTAATAACATCAACGAAACTGAAATGAAATTCTATATTAGAGAATTAATCAATATGGAAAGAATTGTGGATATCGGTGGTATTTATAAAATTGGTGATAGACCAGTTGGTGCTAGTATTGATCACATCATAAATTATTATGATGAAAACAAAGAACTTTATCTGCAGCATCAAAAAGATGTGAAAGATAATTTTACAAAAGTAATGATGTAAATTAAAAACAATGGCTAGATACGACTTAGATTTTTGCGACAGATATTTAGATGAACTTTTAGATAAAATGGGAAGTGATTATTTTCCTTTACCAATAAAACTAAACAGATTCATTACAACTACTTTAGATTTCATTAGAGAAAACACGATAGTTTTAGAAGCTACTCAAGAAATTTCCGATGATATAAAACCTTTATTAGTTGAAAAAAACTTCAACTTAGTACAAGATTCTATTTATCCGTATCTATGGACATGCATAGAGCCAGACGACTATCTTAGATTAGTCAGTCTGGTTCCATTGTTTTTAGATACCAAAACAAATCGTTTAGAGCAAAGAGCAAAAAAAGTTGACATTCAAAAAGAAGGTCAAAAGTTTTCTTACGAAAGAGATCCTTTCCGAAAATCAAACCACGACTATCCAAGCGTTTTTAGACACTCAAATGTGTTTAAGGTAAATGTAGGTGACGCAAGTGTAGTTTATTCAAAGGCACTCATTGCTTACATCAAAAAACCAACTTTTGGCGACATAAATGATTTAACTGAAAGAATAGTGGATTTACCAGATATGTCTATTGAAAAAATTCTTTTAAAAACAGCAAACGCTTTACGATTTAGTACAGGAGATTCAGATGCAGTTGCTAATTTCCAATTTGCAGATTCATTTGGTAAAAGAAATAAATAATGAAAACAGAAATTGAAATAGTTTATAGTTTATTAAATACGGTTAGAAATGCCGAACACAATAACGATGAACCAACGACAGAAAGATTAATGAGAAACTACATTAATATTTATCGTTTGGATTGCATGAGAAAATACTATAAAGATGGAGTTATTGTAAACGATGAAGTTTTTCAAAAAATACCATTAGAACTATTAGGAAACGTTGGAATAGGATTTAAAAATCAAATACCAAAAACAGTAAGATTTACAAAAGACTATGGTTTTTATTTAGAAAAAAATGGAATTTCAATACCAATTGTAACTTCAGAACAATTTAATTTAAGTAAAAGAAATCCTTTTGGAAAAAAATTAGTTCAAGCAAAAACAGAGCAAAACACTTTGAGTATTTATCCTGGCATAAAAGACATTTGTTTAAATGGAGAAGGTGAAAATGCTATTTTAATTGATAGTATTTTAGAAGAACTTAACGAACAACAAATACAAAATTCTGAATCTAAAACAAAAAAAATAACAGTTGACTTTTTTGGAGTTTTAGTAAATCCTAGCGATCAACCAGGATACGATTGGGAAAACGATATTTATCCATTTCCTGCAGAAAAATTAGAAGAATTAACTTCTCAGCTTTTAAGAAAAGAATTTGGAATTATGGCACAAGCAAAATCAGATGAAATTTCGAATAGCAGAAACGACAGTATAAATCAGAAAACAGAACAAGAATTAGATGGATAGAGAAAGTATAAGAATATCATATTTTTATAAAGAATATTCAAAAAATAAACATCATAAAATAAACATTGGTCTATACAAGAAAATATTATTAAAATTCTTAACCATTTATTTTTATGATGTTTATTTTTTAAATAAACCTTTGTACTTTTTATTTGGAGGTAATATTCGATTAAACAAATGTGGAAATTGGATTAAAAAAAATTGGAAAAAAAACACTCAAAACGAATTAATAAAAACCTCTCAATCTATAGGTTTATTTTGGTATAATCGACCTTCGTTTAGATTTGAATATGCTATGAAAATTAAAAAGCTAACCGGTTCTTCAAACAGATTACCTGTAATAGAAAACGAATGGAAACAAAGTAAAAACGTTGACGATTTACTTACAGTTAATAATTTAGTACACCAACAGCATTGCAGTATAACTATTAAAAACTAAAAATATGAATTCAGGATTATATAGCTTCTCTCAAATAATTGAAGATGTAAAACAAGAAACCGGTATTGAAAATTTGAGAAATCAATATCCTACTATTAGATTATTAATAGCTCAGGCCGAAAGAGAAATAAATCCGTATGCTGGTTTTTTTGTAAATAAAAAAATGGTTTTTCATGTAGGTAACGGAAACTTTGATGGCAAAAAAATAAAAAAACCTTCTGATTTTGTAATGATAGACAAAGTTGGTTGCTGCCATGATGGTATTTGTCAAGGTCATTATATTGAAAATATTTCACATATTATTATGTGTGACAAAGTAGAAAGAACAAAAATTACTTTTACTTATTGGGGTTTACAATGTGATGGTGATGGTAATCCAATAACAACATACAATCACGCTGCAGCTGTAGTTGCATACATTGTTTTTAAATTGTATTCTCCAAAAGTATTTATGGGAGAAGGTTCACAACAATTACGTAGAGAATACAAAACAGAGTGGGAAAATCTTTGCGGATATTCATCAGGTTCTGACTTCTTTCCTAGTATGGAAAGTTTAGTAAAAATGAGACAACTTGCCGGTATACACCTTTCCGAATATGATAAATTTTTTGCACAAGATTATTGTAAATCTTGTGATTGTATAACTTCAATAAGCGACGAAACAACTATGGAAAATAAATTATGGTTTTGGCAAATGCCTAATGTTAACGAGAAAATAGATGATGTTTCTGAAATTACAGATGCATTTTTGGCGACAAAAGAACAAATAACTTTACAACAAGCAATTGGAGGATATACTTTTTCTTTTCCATACGTTGGTCAGATTGGTTTTTGCATAGAAAATGTTGGACCAAATTCTATTGAAATATTTGATCTTTTAAATATGTCAATGAATAGTTCACTTTTTTACTTTTACGATGTTACAAAAAGAAAAGTTATTTTTGTATCAAAGGAATACAAAACAACAAGTTCAATCTTTTTTAAATTCAATTATAATGGACAGTAATTTCGCTAGTGTTGCACAATCTTATCAGGTAGAAGGACAAGCACCTTTAGATGCAAAATCAATGGCAAATACAATTGCAGAACTAATAAATTTAGGAGAGCAAAATGTAAATGCTTACAGATATTATAGAGGCATGGTGGTTTTTTGTCATGAAACAAAAAAACATTATCAATGGACAGATGTTTTGCCTGTTGGAACAGTAAAATTATTACCTACAAATTTTGTTTATCCTACTGGTTCAACTTACGATAATACAAATTATTCAGGATTGAGTTTTAATTTTATTGAGTTTGGTGGAGTTCCTTTAAATCTATTTCAACTAGCTCAAATAAACGGTTACACAGGAACTTTAAACCAATGGCTTTTAAGCTTAGTTGGACCTCCGGGCAACACCGCTCAAGTGCTAATAGATCAAAATGCAAATTTAGCAATACAAGAAAGAATATTTGTTTTTACAAAACAACAAATACTAACAAGCGGAGGAATATTACAACACAACTTTAATGTAAAAAGATATATTTCAGAAACATTTTCTTATCCTTTAAAGCCTGGTGGAAACACCAACTTTCCGTTAACTCTAAGTCCTAAAGAACTTATTGAAAACAATGTAGTTGATACTTATTCTTACGCAGAAAATGGAAATAGTTTAATCTTAACTAATTTTCAAAACCTAGAAGGTTCTTTTACAGATATAGACGTTATTTTGTACATAGTTAGATTTACTAGTATTGACGCTCCAAACACTTCTTTTTACGTACCTAAAAAACGTATTGAAATTACTTATGATTCTTCAAATAGCGCTGCTGTTTCGACTTACATATTTACAAAAGCAACATTACTTGAAGGTCTTTTAAATCAAACTTCAAACCAAATGACTGAAATTATTATTACTCAATTATTGTTTAATAGTGAGTTCAGTAATCAGGAAAATGGTGAACTAGGTTTAAATGCAATGGCTTTTCAAACAAATAAAATAATTACATTTAATCAAATGTTAAGTGGTGCGTTTAAATTGTGGATAAACAAAATTGATAACAGCGGACTTGGAGGAAATTATATAGCAACGTTTAGATATCGAGCAATTAATTTCTTAGGCATTCAGAGTAATGAAATTGAATTTACAATAGCTGTCACAGATACAGCAAATAGAGCTCCATACCTTGGCGCACTATAAATCAAATAAAAAATGCCTGTATTTACAAACTTTAGAATTTTAGAACTTGGACAAAGAGCGATTACAAAAGTAAATGGCGCTCTTGCCGTTATTGGAATTTGGTATGACGAATCAGATGTTTTAACTACTGAAAAATTAAATCCAAATCATTTAGGTGAACCTTACGATCAGATAAAATACGATGTAACAAACGGTCCTATAAATAGTAATAGCGGTTTAATTACTGTAAATTTTCCTCCAGACAAAACAATAAATCCAGAAAGTTCAAATGAAATTGTTTTGATGTCTACAGATGAATTAAAAAACTTTGAAGAACTAATAAATTACAACGCAGCTGTTGATAGAATAAAAATAATTTCTTACACCAACAATGTAGGAGAATTTAATTTTTTTGGAACTGTTGTTTTTCCAAACCAGGTTATAATGCAATATGATTTGCCAAGTTTAATTTTTAAAGCTTTGGCCGGAGGAGGTTATCCTTATCAAAAATTATATTTCCAAGTTGGTAACATATTAACTTATTCAACAACAATTTATTTTGTTACTGTAAACAAAGATTCTTTAGCTTATTTAGAACATTTGTTTACTGGAGAATTATCTAGTGCAGACATTTCTTTACATGGCTTTCATGGTATATCAAGTTCTATTTTATTAAAAGAAGGACATGTAAATGGAATAGCAAAAGTAAAAATGAATGTAAATTTAAATGCCAGTGCTTTTCCTACTAATACAAATAATATTGTCAGATTATCTTATAACGGTGGAGTTGTAGAAACACAACAAAATGGAGATACGATAATCAACATACCTTTGTCTAATAAAGGCATTGCAGAGCTAGAATTTACAGCTAGTTTTAAAAACATTGATTTGCCTATAAACGGAACAGCAACAATAACAATTCAAGAAATAAACGGAGATTCTTTATTGGTTTCTTTAACTAATGAATATGTAATTAACATTAACTTTTAATTAAATTAAAATGAATATCACAACACAAGAAGAACTTAAAGAAGCACAAGCTTTACACAAAGGCTTTGTTGTATTAAAACAAGACGAAGAAATTTCAAATGATTTTGTTCATCTTGTTATGGCAGTAGTTCCAAACAAATCAAATACTTCTATTACAATATATGATGATGATGGTAATTCAGAATTTTTAGAAGTTAATGTTACATTAATATCTAATTTTTCTCAAAAAACTAGAATACAAAACAATCCATCAAGCATAAGAAGAATTTATGTAAATTCAGGAGAAGTACATTTGTATTTATCAAATGGAGTAAATAATTTTCAAACAATTCCTAATGCAGCAGTTGGAGGTTTAACTTCCGACCAAAACGAAGCTTTATTAGCGTTAAGAAGAACTTATAATTTTGTTTCTAATTACAATACAACAACTGGTTTTCCTTTAACATTTGATCCTGGTACAATACATGCTATTTCTATATTGTCAGTAACCGGAACGTTTACTTTTAATTTTGGAGGTACATTAATAGTTTTAGCAGAAGGCCAAAATTTTAATGTAGAAGTAACAGAAGCAATCTTAAATACAATAAGATTAATAAGCACAACAGGTACTTTTTTAGTAACAACTATAAGATAAAGAAAATATGCCACTACAAAATTCAATAAGTTCAAGTTCTAAAACTATAGATATTATCGTAAAATCAGCTAGCGATATTCAAAATAAAGTTTTAGTTTCCAATAGAAGATATTATATCGATACTACTGAAGAAATTAAAGACATTATTGTTCCAGCTGGAGGACTTACTCTTGTAGGTGCAGGATTTAATATTACAAAAATAAAAACAACAGAAGCCAATGCAACTATATTTAAATCGCCAGTTGGAGGTTCTGGAAATTTAACTCTAATTGGACTTGAGATTTCTAACACAGGAATTGGATCTAAAACTTTTAACTTAAAAGATGAAACTAATAATTTTGAAGTAAGTTTTAAAAGCGTAAACTTTCAAAGTAATGTTTCTTTAGGTAAAATTGATGGATATAGACAAGGCACAGCAGATGATATTGGTTTTTACGGAGTACAAGATGGTTTAATCTTTGAAGGCGCTTGGAATGGGTTTAAAATTATTTCATCAAATCTATTTGGATTTGCAAGTACCGGAACTTTATTTAAAAAAGGACTTACTACAACATTCTTAAATAGATTTTTTGTTAATGCAAATTTATCATTACCAACGGGTGCAATTTTAACTAATTTTGATTCAAGTGTATTTTTACAGAAAGAATTGTTTCAATTAAACTCTTGTCAAATAAAGGTTAATGGACAAATTGATTCTTCTTTAGCAAATACAATTATACCAAATCTTTCAGCAAATAATGAAAAATGCTTGTGGATAGGTAATATTGGTTTGCCAGATACAGCGCTAGAAAATTTTGTAGACACGACTGTATCGGGAAATTACCAGATTGATTGGTTACAAGACACGTATAATTTAGTATTGACTAGCAATACAACATTTACAGAAAGAAACTTACCAGCAACCGGAAAAAACACACAAGAAATTGTTTTGTATATAACAGGTAATTTTATACCAACTTTTCCAGCGGCATGGCTTTTAAATATTGTAGGAACTTACAAAGGTTCAGACGTTAACGAAATAAGAATTAAATTCATAAAAAATGGATTATACTTTATGAAAATTTCAAATTCATTAAGTGTTTATCCAAAACCAAGTTTACAAAATTTAGTACCAACATCTTTGCTACCAAGTAACACAGCGCAATTAACTATTAATGGTTCTTTTTTTACACCAGCTACAGTGGTAACAATAAAAAATCAAGTAATTAATTCGGTTGAGTTCGTTAATCAAGGTAAATTAATTTTATCTGTTACCACAAGCCCATTAGAAGAAAACGTAGATATTACTATAAGTAACGGTACAACAGTTGTTTTTAGTGGGATTTTACCTATTAATTTAGGTGTTGTTTATATTCCAACACAACTTGATTGGACTGTTATAAGAGGTACGCCTAATTTATCTGATAATGGTGAAATAAAACTAACAACATTTGGTTTAAGAATTGGTGCCAAGTATAATATTCCTGTGGATTACACATCTAATTTTAGTATAAGATTTAGATTAAAAACAAGTCCATTAGGCGTAAAAACTACTACTTATCCTGGAATTGATACTTTTACTTTAAGAAATTTTAGTGATAGTGCAGCTAAAGTTTTTACTACTATATTCAGAGATGGTACTGGAACAGGAGGAAGGTATTATGTAAACGGAGCATTACCTGTAACTATGGCTTTTTTAGTCAACTACATAAGTACTTCTGTTTTACATGAATTTCGATATATTAACGGAACAATGGTTTTTTATCACGACAATGCCTTACAAAATGTGCCACAATTCAGTTCGCTAGTATTAACTGAAAACATGTATATTGAATTTGATTTACAATATTATGATATTGTAGACATAAAATACATCAAATTACCATAACCGCTAAAATAGAAATGTCAAAAATTATTTTTTTGAACAATATTGTTTTGATAAATTTGAAAAAAAAAATTAGAATATAATTTGCAATAATGTAAAAGCCACATAAAATAATATAAACATTGATGAATAAAATATATATACTTTTAGTCTTAACGGGAGTAATAGCGTTAGACGAATTAACTACAAAAGAAAATGTAGTAAAAATTATTGCTTTTTTTGTTTGGATTTTAATAGGAACAATGACACAAATAGGAATTAGAAAAGTTGTTTTAAAACAAGAAATTGATATTAAAAGAAGTTTTTTCATATTCTTTTTTTCCTTTACTGCAGGTTATTTGACATTCGAAAGTATGACTAATTTTAATTACATAACCTGGAGGTCTGTTTTTGTTATACTTTCTGCAATGATAAGCGAAATACTTTTAGTTCTTATATACAAAAATGCACCAGTATTTTTGTGGGAAGTGATAAAAACTAAAGTTAATAATCATATAACAACAAATAAAAATAAAGATGAAAATGAAAACAATTAAAATTAGCCTAGAAAATAAAATGAAAATGAAAAAAGCACTTTCTGTAATTTCTATAATTTTATTAATAACAACCTATTGGTTTATTAGTAGGCATACTAATTCTGCTATAATGAGCGCTATTAGCGCTGTTTGTTTTGTTGTTTCTCTGATGCTTTCTATTTACACTTACAAGTATTTACCATTAAAATCGGTAATTATTGTTTCTGCAATTTATGCTTTAGCATCATCTAATGAAGTTTTTGATTTTTTTATAAATGCTAAAAAAATTAACTACAGTCCAATATCAAAATCTTTATGGGATCTTGGAAACGTAATAAGACTTTTTATGTTTTTTGAAATTATTTATTTATTTACCGAATATAAACTAACAAAAATTCAAAAATGAAACTTACTAAAAATTTTACTAGACAAGAATTTGATTGTAATGATGGAACTATTGTTCCAGAAATTTACATTAAAAACGTAAAAGAAGTAGCAAAAAATTTGCAAATACTTAGAGATCACATTAAAGAATCAGTAATGATTACAGGAAGTGGTTACAGAACAATTTCTCACAATAAAAAAGTAGGTGGTGCAAAATTAAGTCAACATCTTACAGCTTCAGCTGCAGACATTAATGCAAGGAATTATACACCTTCAGATTTAGCAAAAGAAATTGAAAATTTAATTGCAGAAGGAAAAATGAAACAAGGAGGAATTGGTATCTATAAAGGATTTGTTCATTATGATATCAGAGGAACTAAAGCACGTTGGTAAAATGATAAGTAAAAAAATATTTTGGAGAGCTATTATTGGATTACTTATAATAATCCTTTTATTAAGTTTACATAAATGTAAATCCAACAGAGAAAACAAAGCAACTCAAAACGCTTTAACATCACAGATAACTACTTATAAGCTAAAAAACAATCAATTAGTAACAAGTAGTCAAATTGCAAAAATAGAAAAGTCAGTTCTTAAAGAACAGATCATAAAAAAAGATGCTGAAATTAAAGAAATGGCCAGTAAATTTTCAAAAGTAACTGCTATTCAAAAAATCAAAACAACTACTACAATACCCAAAACTACAGTTGCTTTTGATAAACCAATTACTAAAGAAGATATTACTCCAGAAGGCGTTTTAGAATTTAAAAGAAACGGAGCTTATTTTTCTAAATGGTATGAATTCGGATACGTTGTTACTCAAGATAGTTTGACAATAGAACCTTTTAATACTTGGACAGAAATCAAAAGAGTAGATGGGTTTAAACGAAAATGGATCCTAGGTAAAAATACGTATCATTCAGATATTACTTTTACAAATCCATATATTAATACCGACGAAGTACTTTCTTATGAAGTACAGTTAAAAGTTCCCTGGTACCAATCCAAGTTAGCTTACTTTATAGCTGGAGGAATAACAATATATTACATAACAAAATAAAAAAAAAGCGTACAAATAGTGCGCTTTTTTAGTTTAGTCTTTTTTTTTATTAATAATTATCTTTGAGAAATAAGTTTTACACTATGGAAAATAATAAAAATTACGAATATTTACATCATTTTGTCGAAGGTTTAAAAGGAGATTTTGACCAACATGCAGAATCAAAAGACAGTTATCAAGACTCTAAAAATGGTAGACTTTACTCTCACAACGGAGCAATTTCTTTTTCATCCATAAAAGGAACTAAAGAAGTTTACGTAAATAATTCTATTGTAAAATACTTAGGATATTGGGCTTTTGAAGACGAGCTTATAATTTTTGTAAAAGGAAATTTACCAATTGGAAGTATAGGAAACACAACAGTAACTTATCAAACTGTAAATAATTTAGTAGCTAATTCTTTTTCAGTTTCTGAAACAACAAATAGTATAACAATTGATTTAGAACCTAATGTAGTATTTACAACTTTTGAGTTGCCAATATATAGCCAAGTACAAAATCCTTTAGAATTTGAAATTCCTTTTTCGTGTGATGAAAACCCGGCTGATGAAATAGATTTATCAGAATATTACGAAGAAGTTTTAAGTAATGCTAATTTTCAAGTTTGTCAGTTAGAAGGAGACCAATCGTTTGAAAATAACGCTGTATACATTGATTTAATTTACTCTTTAAAAAAAGACAATCAAGGAAACATTACTGATAGATTAATTTGGAGTGGTTTACTTAATTGGCCGCTAAATGGAAAAATTTGCGCACATGGAATTTTTGAAAATAATTTTTTTAAAAAAATATATTTTACAGATTATTTAAATTCTTTCAAAGTAATTAATTTAAAAGACACAAATTTATTAAACAGAAACGCAGAAGAACTAAGTAATTTTCAGTCTTCTGTATTACTTCAACCATTAATTATATCAATAAATAATGATGGACAAATAAAAGCCGGAAGTACTTTTTATGCTTACAGATTATTTACCGACAATGGACAAGTAACTGAATTTAGTCCGTTTTCAGAAACCGTAAAAATATTAGAAAACACTGATGGTTTAAATTATTCAGGAGGTGACATATCAGAAATTACAGATAGATCAGTTAGCATAAGATGTAATGTTGTTAACTTTAAAAACTTTAGCGAAATTCAATGTATTGCAATTGAGTATGAAGCTTTAGGTTCTCCAACTGCAATTAGAAGTTTAGGTACAAAAAAAGCAAATTTAATTGTAGATTTTAAACACTTTGGAAATGAAAGTGAATTTGATTCTGATTTAAGTTTAAGTAAAATTTTAGAAAGACAAAATACTTGGCAATATTGTTCAGATATATCTTCTGTTTACAATAAGCTAGTAGCTGTAGGATTAAGAAACAAACCTATTCCTTCTGAAATAAGTACTTTAAATAAATCTTTTACTTTGCATGGATGGGATGTAAATGGCGAAACACATAATTGTTTAATAAATTCTAAACCTTGGAAATATCGATACATAGACATTACCAATAATGCAAAAATGTTTTTCTTAAAAAGAAAGCTATATACTTCAATTCAAGTTTTTGAAAATTTTACAATTAAAATAAAAAACACTCAGACTGGAGAAAACATAATAAATAGCTCCATAGGAACGTCAAATTTGGTTTATAATGAATATTTGACACAAGTATACAATTGGCTAAATAACATTCAACTAACGCCTTTATTTCAATCCTACTTTCCTAATTTAAAAATTGAGTTAATTCAAAACAAGTTATTGTTTTCGCCAATTGATTCAACTGTAAATACAGATATGGATTTTTATAAATTTGAGTATTCTACAGAACAAGTAACAGAAGCTGTCGAAGAAGATATTCAGTTTGTAAATTTAATCGTTAATGGTCCTTTAGTTTACGGCGCAGAAAGCTTAGGTTTTAATCAAGGCAACGGAATTAGAGTGACATACGAAACTGAATTAGAAGAAGTTTTACAAAAAGCTACAGCTAAATTTCCTACCGCAGAACCAATATTAAATATTAAAGCTCCATCAGGAAAAAAAGGATTTTTAAAAGGAGAAATTTATCGTTTAGGATTGCAAATATTTGACAAAAACGGATATCAATTATTTGTAATTCCATTAGGTGATATTATGGTTCCGGCTTTAAATGAACCTAAAAAATATATTAACGATGCTGGAAATGCAATAATCATTAATCAAACATACGCTAACTCAAGAGTAATTGGAGATAAACTAATGGCAGAACGAACTACTTTAAAAGTAGAAGTTCGTTTAAATTGTGAAGTTCAAAAGCTAATTTCAATGTATCAATTAGTCTATGTAGAACGAGAAGAAGAAAATAAAACAATTCTTTGTCAAGGTATTTCAGCACCAATGGAAAGAGTAAATAGTTTTAAACATTCTGAAAATGTTCAAATACCAGAACCAGTTGCAAACAAGTGGTGTTTGCCTTATTATGGTGGACCAACTTATGATAAAAAGGGTTTAGAAAGGTTTGACGAAGATCCAAATAGTATTGAAAATGTTGAGTGGCAAAATCGAGTTACAACAAGCAGAAAATTAATTTATTTTGATTCTCCAGATATAATCTATAATAAAGTTTCTACTACAAAATTAAACAACGGTTCAATTAGTAGGGTAGGTAGATTAAATACAGATCATTCTAGAAATTCAATAAGACAAAGCACCGGAGAAGTATATCCTGCTTTTAGTAGAAAAATTTACAAAACAGAACATGCTGGAGTAGATAATCGAAAAAGCTACGCAATAAACGTTTCGGTTTTTCTTGAAAGAAATGGATATCTAAATGATAGCATTCCAATTGATCACGCTCAAGAATTAAACTACGGAGAAATAGTTTCAGCATCTAAATTTAATTTAAGTCAAGAAGTTTCAAATAATGCTATGACTATGCAAAAAGAAGCTTGGTTTTATTCTGCTTTTGGCAGAAGGTCTTCTAAATGTGGTATAGAAAATGGTGCGCGTTCTGAAATATTTAATACAACAAATTACTCTCCTGGGTTTAAAACAGTTGTAATAAAATGCAGCGAAAATATTTTCACAAATGAGTTTATAGGTCAAATTCCTATAACTGTAAATCCTGAAATAGTTGATCCTTACAATGCTAATTTAAAAACCTATGATACTCATGGGTTGATAAATATTGTAATGAATAATAGAGAAAATGTTTATGGTGGGAGAACTGAATTAAGCTTTTCTAAAAACGTATATGTGCCATTAGGTAAAACAATACCAGTATTAAAAAAAACAAACAATACTCAAGTATTTAAAATTTACGGAGATACCTATTCTTCTTTGTACATTAGAAACAAAAACCAATATAACAACGATCCTGTTGAAGGTGGTTTTTCTGTAAATAATGCAGAAAATTGTATAAAAAATCAAGAAGTTGGAGAACGTAAAAACGGTGCCTGGTGTTATGCTGTTGTTTTAGAAACTGCTGTTGAGTCAAAGTGGAATCACAATGAAAGTTTTTACAAAAACGGAAAACCTTTTGATTGGTTACAACTTTGGAATGAATTTTTAAACGAAGCTTATCTTCAAGAAAACACACTTAGAAGTTACATACCTCAACCTTTTAAATTTAGAGACGATCCAAACATGGGTAATATTGTTGCCGTATCTGAAACAAAATTAAACGGTGATTATGTAGATAAATGGTCACAATTTAAAGTAAATAACTTTTACGAATTAGAACGCGATAAAGGAGTTGGTTATAATTTGGCAAAACATCTAAACGATTTATATGTTATGCAAGAACATCAAAGTTCAAAATTATTAATTAATCAAAACGTAATGATACCTACTTCTCAAGGAGAAATATCAATGCAACAAGGAAATGGTGATGGAGTTACAAATCATCAGATTATTTCAGATTACGGAACTTCAATAAGACGATCTGTAATAGAAATGATTTCTGGAAGTAAAATGAGTGGATTTACATTTTTTGATGAAAAAAGAATTGAATGGATAAAAATGAATCAACCATTTTTTATTGAAAGAGAGCTTCATTTAAAAATGAGAGAACTTTTTGAAAACGACAAAATTATAGATACAGAAGGTTATTACGACGATGAATACAAAGAAACAAATATTCGTTTAAGAACTGAAAAAGAAAAATCTTACACTATTTCTTTTAATGAAAAACTAATGATTTTTAATGGATTTATTGATTACAACGAAGATATTTATATTGTATGGAACGATGGAGTTTATGCACCAAAATTAGTTAGTCCAATACTTGCCAATAAATTACATGAATTAAATAAAGGTATTTATTTGAACTTCTTTGAAGAACAAAAAATAATGAAAATTTTAGTTACATGTAGTCCAAACCCAGAAATGCTAAAAATATTTAAAGCTTGGGCCGCAAACATAAATATTAGTTATCCTGTTAAAAAAATAACTATTAAAACTAGTTTAGGACAAGTTAGAGTAATTGACGATTTACACCATCGTTATCAAATACAAGAAGGCAAACACAACGTTCCTTATAAAAACAGAAATGATTGGGATGATTTGCGTGGAGAATGGGCTACAATGGAATTTGAAATTGAAAGCAAAAATGACAAAAAAGTAGATGTGTTTTCTTTTATTAACTTTGTACGACATTCGTACCAATAAAAAATTAAATTATGGCTTTATATGATTTTATGAGTGGTTTTGATGATCTTAAAAACAACTACAAAAACTTTGAAGAAAAAGGTCGAAAATCTTTATCAGACCTTGATCAAGAAATTGAGGAACAAAAAGGACTTGAAAAAATGAAAGCTTTAGGACAAAAAGCAGAAGAAGAAATAAAAGTTTCTGATAAAGCTCCTAAAAAAGATATTTTTGGAGAAGTCTTAAACATGTTTAGCGGAAAAGAAAAAACTAAACCAAATACAGAACCTGTAACTTCTAATTCAGATGGAACAATTAATCTTACTGACGACCAAAGAGATAATCCATATAGCGGTTATTCAGAAGGTGCTGGTTCAGGTCCTAATACTAATATTGAAAAAGAGCCTAAAAGTAATTTTTTAGGAACTCAAGGAGAAAATGAAACCGAATCAATTTTAGGGTTTGGAAAAGGTGCTTATGGCGCTTTATCGTCAACTTCTGAAAGTGAAGGAGAATCAATAATGAATGGATTAAACCTAACAATGTCCGGTGCAAAAGCAGGAATGTCTGTTGCTGGTCCAGTTGGTGCAGCTGTAGGAGGCGCAATTGGAGCAACTATAGGTGTTGTAGATTATATTGGCGATACTAAAAAACGCAGTAGAGATGTTAGAACTAGGTATGAAGACATGCTTTTAAAAGGAGAAACGGTTAGAAAGCAAGAGCAACGAATGAGAGATGGAGAAGAATCTATTGCTAATCTTACCGAGCTTAGAAAAAATCAATTAAATTATCTTAATTAAAAAAATAAATCATGCCAAAAATAGATTACGAAAAATGGTTAAGAAATTTTAGAGCTGGTTTAGATGGTTCTGAAAATTCTAGATATGATCAAACTAACGACAGTATTCCTGATAAAACAAAACAAGCATTAGGTAAATATCAGTTTGTTCCAAAATACTGGTGGAAAAGTAAAGACACTCCAAGTAATGTAAAAGGAATTCAAGAGTTTGGCGCTAGTAAAGGAAAAAAAATGCTTACATATCAAGACTTTTTAGATGACAAAGTTTTGCAAGAAGAATACTTTGAACACTATGCTAAAAACTTTGTAAAACCTCAAGTAGAAGCTATAAAAAAAGCAAATCCAAAAACTAAATACACAGATGATGTTATTGCTGGTATGGTTCATTTTGAACCAAAGGCAGCTTATAAATTTGTAGTAAATAATCAAGACAGAGAATCTACAAAAGTAAATCCTTCTATGTCGGAATATGTAAATCGATTTAATTCTGGATTGAAAAAAAACAATCTTTCTCCATTAAAAAAAGAATGGGACCGAGGAGAAGCTTTTGGAGAATTTAAAAATTACAAAAAAGAAAAAGAAAGTATTTTAAACAATGATAGTTCTGAAAGTTTACAAGCTTTAAAAATTCAAGAATTAAATAAAAAATATTACAAAAAAGGTTTAATTGAAGTTGGTCCAAAAGGAGAACCAGCTGGTATGTTTAATGAATTTATTACAGAAAATAATGAATTTGAAAACAATAAATTAAATTCAAAAAGAAATGATTTAAATTTTAGACTTGAAACTCTAAGTAACTATTCAGTTAGCACAATAGAAGGAGAAGAACTAGATCCTACTACTAAAGTTAAAACAGGAAAAAAATCAAACAAATTAATTGGATTAGGTAAATATACAGTTCAAGATTTCGGAAAAGATACCGAGAAAGAATTAGAAATAGATTTAAAAAAAGAAGGCTTGTTTGTTCCTAGACCAGAAACTTTTAATGGTGTTAATGGTAAACAAAAAGATTTAGGAAATATTGAATGGAACAAAAAACAAAAAGAAATAGGTTTTAAAGAGTTTAGTTTAAATAATTATTTAAAAGAAACCCAAGAAATGTATAGAGATGTTACCGGAGATAAAAATTTTCAACTTGTTAAATTTGATAGCAAAGGAAATGTTTACCGAGGTAAAGACATGAAAATTGATTTAAATAATGAAAATATACTTTTAAATAAAGTAACTGGAGGTAAAAATTATAGTGGAAAATTAATTGATTTACCTAAAGATATAAAAGTTAAAAAATCAGAATCAAATCAAATAATTCCAATTGCTGATTGGGATATTGAAGAAGAAGAAATTGTTATTAAAGAAAACGAAGAAACTTCAAATGAAGAAACTCCAGTAAAAAAAGAAGAAGAAGTTAAGCAATCTGAAATTGATGTTAGAGAAAAAAAACTACTACAAGAAGAATTCAGAAAACAAGAAACTGAAAGTAATTTTACTGATAATTGGAATCAGGAAATACTTGATCCGGACCAAAAAACTTACGATCCAAATAACTACAAAAACGACTTTCCTTTTGCAGATGTTTTAGGTTCTGCAGCTGGTATTGCTATTGGTAGTAAAATGGCAAATAAAGACATTCCATTACGTGACGAACAAGTTTCGGGTGCTGTAAGGAATTACGCTGCCGAATTAGCAAAGCTATCTCAAATTGGATTACGACCTGAAGAAGAAGCTAAAGCTAAAACTATGATTAGCGAAGTTTACCAAAGTGGACTTGAGCAAATAACTAAAGCTTCTGGTGGTAACAGAAATACAGTACTTGGAAATTTAGGTAGATTAGATGCACAAAAACAAGGAGGATTAATAAATCTCGCATTAGGTGATGCTGCGGCCAAAAATGAAAATTTAGCTAAGTACGGTCAAATAATGCAATACATAAATGAGTTTGACTCTAGGAGAGATATTGCAAATAACGAACGAAAGTATCAGGATACTATGCTTACTAAAAGAGCCGGTGGAGAGCTTGTAGCTGGAAGTATAAAATCATTATTAGATAATGTGCAATATTACAAAGACAATAAACCTGGTAGTATAAATCATGCTTTTAAAAGTCACATGTATTTAAAAATGTTCAATATCGATCCAGCTATTAAAGATAATGGACTTGGAGATACTTACGGTACTTTATCTTATCAGAAAAAAGTACAATCAGAAGCTTTAGCCGTTACTACAAAAAACAAGGAAACTCAGAAAAAAGCATTAGCATTAAATCCACAACAATTAAATATGTTGTCTGAATTTTCAGCCAAGCATGGTGCGCGTTCTGAAATTACTAGAAATTTGATAGACTATGTATATGACAATAAAATAAATACTGCGTTAGACGAATCAAAACTTCAAGAAGCATCTTCTAGTAAAGACTTAAGTTTATTGTTCCCTCAAGCTCCAAAAACCAACGAAAACGGAGATATTGTAGAGGTTGAAAGTACAAAAACTGAAAGTGGTTTACCACAAACTGTAATTCCTCCATTAGTAAATACTAATCCAAACGTTCAAACAGCTTTTCCAACTACAAATACTAATGGATTAAATTCTAAAGATCCAGAAATTGTTGCAGCTCAAGAAAGAATTGCAAATATTAATAAAGAAACTTTAAAAATAAATGAAGAAAGTCAAGCAGAAATGCAAAGAATGAAAAGTACAAATACTGTTTTAGAAAACACTAATTTTAAAGCAGAAGAAGAAATTTTAAATTCAGAATATAATAATGAAATTTTAGAATCTACTATTGGTAAAATTCAAGAAGACACTAGACAATTGGCTTATAAATTTCCCACAATACATTAAATAAAATAATATGAACGATTGGGCTATAGGAATGGGTTATTCCGCTTTATACGATACCGGAAGAAAAAGAGAATCTCAAAAAGAAGAACTTGGGATGCTTGGCGTAATGCAGCAGCAACTTGATAAAGAAAAATTAGAAAGCGAACAAGACCAACTTAAGCAACAAGCTTATATGGAACAAGTTTCTAAATTTTCTGATACTTTACTTGCGCCCGATCGAGACAAAATAAATAGAAAAGCTAAAGATATGGCTGTTGGTATTCGTGAAAATATCAAAACTTTTGGCGGCAATATGGGTAAGTTTTTAGAAAATGGTGGACATAGAGTAATGGCAGATTATAAAAGCGCCATCACCAATTCAGAAGAATCTAGTCAATATTTAGACAACAAAAAAAATATGGACAGAATTGTAGATATGCAAATGAAAGGTTTTGGTCATTTACTAAATCCTAAAGACAAAGCAAATTTACAAGACTACGAAAAAAACAAAGGTGGTATTGTTACATATAGTGGACAAATGTCAGAAATTGAAATGCCTCCAGCTAGTGAGTACGATTATGATGAAGAAATTCCAACAGAAGATATTCTTTATAATAAAGAAAATTACGCTAAAATTTTAGGTAATTATTTAATGACCTATCCTGAAAATCAAAATCCTAGTAGAGAAGATTTAATTGCATTTACTAATTCTCAATACAAAGGACGAGGTTCTGATTGGCAAAGAGATTTAGCTTACAGAAAGTTTCAACAAGAAAGTTTAGATAGACTTGCTAAAATAGCAGCTACTAAAAAAGAAAAAGAAGTTGCTGAAAAACAATTAGAATTAGGACCAAATTCTAAAGGCTATAAAGCTTTTCATTCTACAGGACTTACAGAAATAATGTCAAGACTTCCTCAAAAAATAAAAGCTACAGAATGGAACAGTAATGTATTTGATCAATTAGGAGATCAAGCATCGCAATATTTAGGTTCTGTTTACGACGTTCCTACAGATGATTTTATTGACGGAAACGATGGTGATAAAAGTAATTTATGGGCTAATGGTTACAAACCTAGAGGTGCTAGATACACTAAATTAAACATTCCTCAAGCAGCTAAAAGCTGGGGTGCTTCATTAGGAGAATCAGTAGAAGGAAATGTAATTAAAGGTGTAACTCTTTCTGCATCAACAAGGCTTTTTGATCCTTCTGGTAAAAGAATTTCCGATAATGATGATGATGATGTATTTGGAGAGAAATATGATTTAACAGTAGATTCTATTGTTATGATGGGTGGTGGTATTGATAAAAATAACAAAGACTTTTTATTGATGGATAATGTTAAAGGAAACTGGAAAGGAGATCCTACCAAAAACATTCATAATGAAAGACAAGAAAAATACAATGAACTTTTAGGTGAATCTCAAATTGTACCAAAAAGAGTTATGGTTTTAAAAGACGCAGAAGGACATATATTTTATCACGATATAGGTTGGGATAATGCAAGTAACGCAATTTATCATGATCCAAATAACGTAGATGATGAAACAGATATTTTAAATACTGGTGACCAACGTAAAAGAGAATTTGCAGACACAAAAGCAATTACTGATATTGAACAAGAAGAAATTCAACAATACAAACAAATTATTAATGGAAACAAAAAAGCAGCTTCTCATGTTCGTTCTGAAATAAATTCTAGTTACATTACTAATCCAAAATATGTAGATAGTGGAAATAGAGCAAACCTTGTTAAATCATTTTATTTGGCTGCCTCTCAAAGTCAAGGAGATCCAAACATATATGAAGATGGTTCTAAAGAACAAGCTTTTACTCAATTCATGCGTTCTGCAGAATTAGAAGGAAACACTGATTATTCTAAACAACTTAGAAATGACGACAAACAATATTCAGATATTTCTATTATTCAAAAAATATTAGAAAATTCAGAAGAACAACAAAAAGGGTTTTCTGAAAAGTGGTTAGCAATTTACAGCAAAATGTATTAATAAAAATAATTATGCCAGATATAAATCAATTATTCCAAAAGCTTAAACAAGAAAGAAGTCTTAGAGAAAATCCAGAACAAATAGGTGTTGTTCCGGAAGAAGAAAAAAACGATGCTCAAAGGTTAAATGAAACTTTTGCACAAAACGAAGTCAAAAGAAAAAATCAAGAAATAATTCCTGATTTATCTAGAGAAATGTCCGGTGATCCAACGCAAAAAGCAGAAGAATTAAACGACCGTAATGCAGAACGTTTTGATCCTCTTACAAGCATGGCCGCTCAAGAATCTAATATTGCTGAAAAAGACAAATCAGAATGGACGCCATCTGTTGTAAATGATGGTTTTGTTAAAAATACTCAAACCAATATGATGTTTGGTTTAGGTCAAATGATTGGAGATTATGGAAACATTGCTCAAGTACTTGGTTCTGCTTTTACAGGTGGATATCTTGATATGTATGAAGGCAACTGGGTTTCTAAAGCATTACAAGAAAAAGGCGAACAAATGCAAGCAGAAAATACTACTTGGGCGCCAGAAGAAATATTAAATCCTGAGTTTAAACTTTCTACTTTAACCGATCCTTTATTTTGGTCTACTCATGGTGGTAGGTTTTTACCTCAACTTATGGAAATTGCGGCTACTTATGGTGCCGCTGGTGGTGTAAAAAACTTAGTTCAGTCTGGATTAAAGGGAGCTTTAAAAGGAACTATAGAAGCTGGTGCAAAACGTGCGGGTGCTATTGCTGCAGGAGAAGCTGTTGGAGAAAAAGCAGCAACTAGTGCTTTGCGTGGAGAACTTAGAGCAACTACATCCGGAGCATTTCGTGGTGCAGAAGGGATTAACGAAGTTGGAAAAGCAAAAGGTTTATTGGGTAGAGTAATGACTGATAGAGGTACTTTAACAAAAACCTTTGGAGAAATGGTTGAAGGAACAGCTGGAGGTTTGATAAGTAATTTACGCGTTTCTTTGGCTAATGCTGGAGAAGTTTACAACACTTACAAAGGAGTTTCTCAAACAGATGCAAATGGAAATGTAGTACTTGACGAAAACGGAAAAGAAATACCAATGTTTTCGGAAGAAGAATTAGGACAAATGGCAGCCGGAACTTTTTTAAATAATTCACAATATTTTGCCGCTGATATTTTATCTTGGGGATTGACTTTCGGAAAAGGTGGTGGTATGCTAAAAACTCTTGGCGGTAAATTAGCTGCAAAAAATTTAGCAAAAAAAGGTTCTGCGTTAGCTGTAAATTCAATTTCTCCAGTGTTTAAAAAATTAGCAACTATTGGAGGTAAAATGGCTTTTGAGGGATTAGAAGAAAGCGTTCAAGAAACATACGAAGAATGGTCTAAAATGAAAGGCTATGCTGATGTTCATGGTAGCTTAGAAGGATATCAAGGACCAGCAACTGAAAATTACGATACTAGTCAAGGAGTTCTTGGAATTTTTGATGGTGGGTTTATGGATTTTTACACTTCAAAAGATTCAGAAGCTACTAGAGTTATTTCTGCTGCAATGGGAGCAATGGCCGGTGGTGCTTTTAACTTAAAAACATTAGTAAATAAACAAGCTGATATAGCTCAAAAATTTGAAAGTAGATCAGAAAGTTTAAGTAAGTTTCAAGAAAAAGGAACAGACGAAAAAGCTACTCAAGATTATCATATTAGAGCGCAAATGGCAGAACTTGTGTTTGAAGGTAAAGGAGAGCAATTTGTAGATTTTGCTAAAGGACTTAAGGATCAAGGAATAATTACTGAAGAAGATTTTGATAAGTATGGTGCCATTTATGATAAAGCATCTACTCAACAAAATGCAATTAAAGATTTAAAAATAAATGGTAAAAAAGCTTACATAGTTAATTTTATGGAAGAAGATCATTTACAAACTAAAGTTGATGAAGAAACTGAAATTTTTAATAAAAACGTAGATGTATTAAAAGCTACAATTGACGATGAAAATGATTTAGCTACAGCTATCAAAAAAGAGGTAGAAACTTATAAATCTAAAGTTACTCCATTAGCTAATATGATTGGTAAAACTAAAGAAAATCAAAAAAACTTATTGATTGGAAAAAAAGCAAATCCAATTTCTTATGATGTAACTATTGATCCACAAGGAAATCCAATTTACACAGAAAAAGAATCTTTTGAAACTACTGAAGAACAAGAATCACGTTCGGAAGAAGAAATCAGAAATCAGTTAGAAAAAGCTAAATTAAAAGCAAAAACTTTAAGTAAACTTGGAAATCAAGTATGGAATAAAATTCAAGGAATTGGTAGTACTATTTCAGAAGTTTTAGGAATAAACAAACAAGATCAAACTAGTGTAGATCCTTTAGATGAACTTAGAAATGCTAATACAGATGATATAATAAACATTGATGGTATAGATAGAAAAGTTTTTGGTCAAAGTTTAAATACAAGTACAGATGGTTCTGTATCTATTGATTACGAAATAGAAACTCCTAGCACATTAGTTTATAGTACAGCGGAAGATAAAACAAAAGGAATGACAGTTATTGCTACTGATAAAGATGGCAATACTGAATACGTTGATGTAGATAGTGACGGACAAGTTAACTGGACCAAAGACAAAAATGAAGCTTTAGCTAAAGTTGCAGAATTTCAAAAAAATGCAGTTCCATTTAAATCTTTAGGAACTGTATTAGTTTCAAAAGATGGTAACATTACTGATAAAGCTACTGGTAAAAAAGTCAAGTTTACATCAAATAAAAAGCCAGAAGCAAAAACTACAAATGCAAAAAATGAAAAAGCAATTGATGAAACTGCTGAATCTATTGCTGCAGGTGTAGAACCAAAAGGAGACGTTAAAGTTTTTTACGAAGAAAATAAAAAAGAAATTGATGCTTTAGTAAAAATTAAACAAGAAGAAAACGAAAACTTAAGCGATGAAGATAAAGAACTTATTCGTCAACTTTCCGAAGATCAAAACTTAGATACTGAAGATAATACTGATGATGAAATTATTCCTGATTTTAAACAAGTTTTTGACAAAGATCAAGCGCCAGATGAATTTTCAGATGCTAGAGAAAAAAGAGAATTTATAAATAAAATTGTCGAAAAAATTGAAAAACAAAATCTAATTAAAAAAAGTGGAAAAATATTAGCTAGAGGAAAAAACAAAGCTAAAAGTTTTAAATTTGGTCTTAATAGATTTAAAGAAGAATATGTAGATACTTCTGCAGACAATCAGTTATTACAATTTTCACAATCTATAGAAATGTCACATGCTTTGCAACAGATTTTTCCTGATGCCAATGCAAACGTTTATAGAATAATGGACATGGAAGCAACTTTAGGTACTAGAGCTTTAGGTTTGACTGTGGCTTCTCAAATATACATTAACGAAAAAACTTGGAACCAGGGAACAACAATGATGCACGAAGTAGCACATATTTTTTATGCGCTAACTCCTAATTCGCCAGAAACAAAAAGCCTTTTAAATTTTGCTTTAAAAAATGAAGCTTTAGTTGAAAAGATTACTAATCTTTATTCTGACATGATTCAATATCAAAATCCTGAAACAGGAGAGAAATTGACTAAAAAAAGAATTTTTGGTAATAAATGGAATTCTTACAGCGAAGACGTAAGAAACAAATGGTTTGATTTACAAGTTCAAAAAGGAAATTTAATAAAAATTCCAATTGAAGAACAAGAGATTTTATTAGACGAAATTTTTGCAGCTACTTTAGAAGGTCCTCTTTCTGATAAATACACAAACTTTTTTAAAGAAAAAGAAAATTCATCAAACGAAGGTGTTCTTAGTTCAGAACGTAAAAGACAAGTTTACGCTAAAAAGTGGTGGCAAAAAGTTAAAAAACTTGCAGAAGATACTACTGGAATTGCAGCAAGAAAAGAATTTCAACAAACTTTATCTGATGCAGATAAACAAATTTATAGTTCTGATTTAAACACTATTTTAAATGCTTTTGAAACTGAAATAAAAGGAAAAGAAACTTCATTGGTAGTTAGAGAAAGTAGAAGTATTGCAGAAGACTTAGCTATTACTCAAAAAAATGAAGCTATAAATGAATTGATTGAAAAACAAAAAAACACAATTCAAGAAGAAGTTAAGCGTCAAAAAGAAGCAAGAAGAAACGACAAAAAAGAAACTTTATTTGAACAAATCATAGACGAAGAAAATGGAGAAAATGATTTAGAAAATTTAATGTTTGATGAAATATTTAATACTGATAGATTACAGTACATAAATAAAATGTCTGGCATTATAAAAACATTTAGTGAGTTTTACAATAAAGCTAAAACTTTAAAAGCTAGAGAGCTAAACACAAACTTAAATAAAATAGAGTTTTTAGATGCTCAAGTATTAAAATACAAATTGACAAAACTTGCTGAAACAAGTGATAGTTCTGCAGATTTTATTAGAAGACTTCAAGAAGCTAAAGATGGAGATCTTAAAAAATTCAATTTGTTTTTAGACAAAAAAAGAGATTCTGATAAATTAGTTGTTTTACAATCTTTGCACTGGTTGGCTAAAAACCAATCAGATGTAACTTCAATAAAAACATTTGTAGACAAAAACGGACAAGTAAAACTAGAAACTAATTTAAGTGAAAAGGAACTTACTTCAAGCGAAAACAAAGTAGACCAAATGTTTAAAGACAAATTTAATGGTAATGAAAATTACAGAAATATGCTGTCTTCTGCAGAAAACATATACAATGGTCAATTTACCAAACAAGACATTGATAATGTTTTTAATTTCTTATCTGGCAGTAAAATAAACAGAAAAGAAATGTTAGCTGCAAACAAAATAAACATTAACGGAAAAAGCTATCCATTAACAAATACTATAATTGCTTTTGTTCGTTCTAAAAATGGTTTATTTAATGGTTTGGTTGACAACAAACCAGTATTTGATTTAGGAAATAAAAATGAAAAATTCAAATCAGGTATTCGAACTTTTATAAAAGCTATAGTAAACGAAAATAGAAAGTTTACTGCAGACTATAACGTATTTAACGCAGAAGGAAATCAAACTCCGGTGAAAATAATTGATAATTTTCTTACTAGAAATACTAAGAAAATGAAAGAAGATGCTGCGCGTATGGATAAAAAAGATTTTTTAAATAAGTATTCTCACAAGTCTGGTAATTTAAAAAAAGGTAAATACGCTAATCAATTACTAAACTTTTTATATGATAAAATTTCAAAAGGTGGCGATATTGATTTGGTACAATACGATGGTATTTTAAATCAAAACAACAACAAATCTGTAATACTTAAAAATTCTGATTCTGGCGACCATAGATTGAACGATTTTATGATGTTTAATAAGTCAGCATCAAAAGGAAGTTATTTGATGGATACGGGCCGTTTCTCTGACTCTAGTAGAACTTACTTAATGGAAGTTCCAAAAATAGATACTGAAGAAATTATTTCATTTGAAAACAAAAAAATTGTTTTTAACGACAAGCAATTACTAAGCAACATTTTCAATACCCACAAACAGCTTGGTATGGAAATGAAGTTTGAAGAATTTAAAAAAGCAATTGAAGAATCAATTAAAGACCAAAAAGCTTTTATAGAATCAAACTCTGCCGTTTTTGCAAGAGATCCTCAAATGAGAAAATTCTTTACAGACGCTAATGGCAAAATGACTAAATCATTAAACAAAGATGGTTTAATGGCCGTCGCTAATTTTGAATTAAATCAAATTGTAAATGACACAAACTTTAAAGAAGTATTTTTTCCTTCGTTTTTATTTAAAAATGAAAAGAATGAGAATGAGTCTTTAAAAAGATCTAAATCAGGATTGTCGCCAATGTTTAGTTTTCCTAGTGTTTCACTAGAAGCTATATACGTTGACGATATTAAAAAAGATGGATTTACTGTTACAGATGCTGGATTCTACATCTTAGAAGAAGATGCTGCACGTATTATGTCTGCAGGTGGAACTGTAATGCCTTTAAGAAATGGTTACAAATTATTGCATACCGGAATTGAAAAAAACAATGAAAATTTTAAAGATCAAAATGTTTACAATAAAGGATACGCTACAATTTTAAATAAAGCTGAGGTTGCTAAAAATCCAGATCTTAGAGGAGTTTACGACTTACTAAAAATGCGTAAATTAAAATGGGAAGAACAAAATAATCAAAGAGCTGATCATAACTTACTTTCAGGAACGCCAACATATATGAATATTGTTGTGCCTTATTCTGCAAACAAAAACGTTGCAAATATGCCAGCGCATTACGATTCTAAAGTAATGAGTTATGATTCTTTAAATTCAATGTATGACAATAATAATTTTGCAGAAGCTGAGGCAATATTAGATAAAACATATTACTACGATAAAGACGAACAATTTACTGGATTAGATGGCTCTAATTTTGGCGTACAACAAGTAATGGATATTGATAAAGATACCGCAAACTTGGGAGTGCAATTTGTAAAATCATTAACTACCAACGCGTCCGTAAACGGAAACTTAGCTGCGATAGAAGATATTTTAAATGATATAAAAAATCTTTCTTCTAAGCAAATTGAAAAAGGTTTTAATATTATAAATAACGGAAATCAAGAACAAATAATGAAATTTTTTAAATCTCTTGTAGACTTAAATCAAATAGATCAAGTACAATCAGATTTAATTTTTAAAGATGGTTTAAAATTATCTGTTCCGGGAGTTCGCGAACTTGTTAAAAATACCTTTGCAAATTATATCAAAAAGAATGGTTTAAAATTAAATACACCAGGAAACATTTTAAGAGAAAAACCATCTACTTATAGAAAACAATATGCTACAAGTTCTGATTTAAATGCAACTTCTGGTACCAGCGATTTGGCTTTTTACAACAAAAATTCTGACGGAACTTATTCTAAAGGAGAAGTTGTTTTGCCAAAAGATATGATACTTGGTTACGGAACAAAAGACCAATCTTTACGTAGGAGAGAGTATTATGTAAACAAAAATTTACAAGCTACAGAAAAGTTTGCTAGAGAAAAATCTAAAGAGCTTGGCGTTGGTTATGGAAAAGTTTTTGGTAACGATAATGAACATATTGGATATTATGTTGAAGGAGATTCTATAATGGGAACTCGTATTCCTTCTCACGGACCTCAAACAACCGGTTTCTTTGAAGTAATTGATTTTGCTGAAGAAGAAGGTAACAACATTCAGTTACCAAATAAATTTAAAGAGATTGTAGGTTCTGATAATGATGGTGACCAAATCTTTGTCCAACATAAAGGAAAAGGAATGTTTGGCTGGAATAGTGTTATGAATAAAATGGAAAAACACTATTTAACTGAAAGCACCCAAAAAGAATTAATGGAGCCTATTGATTTTAAAGAAGATGCTGAAAAAGCTATTGTAGAAATTGAAAAAATTTACGGTAAAAAACAACAAGAAAAAATACTACCAGGTTCATCAAGAGGAAAGCAAATTGCATTTGATGATACTTTGATAAGTAAAAGTAACGTTGGTATTGCGGCTAATCTACATAGTAACTTAAGATTGTTTTCTAATTACGAAGTAGAGCTAAATAGTCCAATTACTATTGATGACCAAACTGTAAATAAGTTTTCAGATTCAAAAGAAAAAAGTTTAACTATTGCTTCTGCAAAGCTTTTTAATATAATCTTAGATAACTCAAAGTATGGTTTTGCCAACAAGCTAGGTATTAACAAAAACACAATAAATACAGCTATGTTATTAACCAATTTAGGTTATGACTTAAATAAAGTTGGTTTGATTTTAAATCATCCAATAGTAAAAATGTTCTCAAATTCTAAAGAAACAAACTCAAGTGTTTTCAAAGGAGAAGAAAGCATTAAAATTTTTGACGAAATAGAGAAAAAATACGGCCTTAAAAAAGGAAGTGATGTAAATGTAAACACTAAAGATATTGATGGCTCAAATCAATCGATTTACAATCTGTTGCTAGTTTCAAATAACATTACTAATAATGAAATGAAATCTATTGAAGGTATTTTATCTATTCACAATACAATGACTGTAAATCCATTTGAAATAAACGGATTGCTAAAAGAATTTAATTTAACTGTAAACAATCAAAACGATAATTCTGTTTTAAAATTTCCTGCAGCATATAAAAACAGTCCTTTAATTCAAAACTACGTTAGTGTTTTAGAAAAAAACCAAGAAGTTCAGAAAAAAATCGATCCTACTTTTAGTAGTGCATTAGAAAACGTGTATAACAATATTATAGATAGTACTGGCAAAAAGCTAAGTAAAGCCGATCACAATACTATTAAACAAGCTATGGATTTGTTTCATTCTTCTCAAATATTAAATTTAAATAATTTAGTATCAAGAGAATATTATGATTCATTAACTGCTACAATATCTGGAAATACCAACAAAAAAAATCCTAAAAACATTTTTGATAGATTACAGAATTACATTTCAGAACAAGTTAAAATGGTTGACGAAAATGGCAATAATAATTTCAATACAAACATGCTATTGTCAAAAGGATTAAATTATAGTTTAGCTGGAAACAATAAATACGTTTCTATAAACAATGCTTTTTTTAATGATATGATGGATTCTCAATCTAGAAAACAAATACTAAATGAATTTTCAAGATTACCAGGAGAATTACAGCAAGATTTGATGATTTACGATTTAATGAAAAATGGTTGGAAAGGAAATCTTTCAATGTTTACTTTATTCAATTCAGAATTTAAAAACAAAGTTTCTGAAAAATCAGATGTTCCTATTGCTTATTCTCAAGACCAACTAAAAACCTTAGAAACTTTTTTAGTAAAAAATAATCCTGAATTGTTTTTAACACATGATGGTATATTTTCAAAAAACAGCGCTGGTAAAATTGTTTTGAATAACAATCTATATAAGGAAAATAAAATTCTCTATAATAAAATTAAAAAAGGTGAACCGGTTTTTTTCAAGTCAGATGGTAAAATTTACAAGTTCAATGGATTTACTAAATCAGAATTAAAAAACGCTCAAGACAGCAAAAGCTATAATGACCTTTTAGATTTGGCTATGTCTAGAATGAGTAATGGAATGCCTATTACTCAAAATTTTAATAAACCATTAGATTACATTACAATTAAAAATCAAAATGTTACTAATCCTGGTCCAGATTCTACAACAGATAGTCAAGAAGATATTGAGTTTTTTAACGACCTTGAAGAAAGTTTAAAAAAAAAAAACAATAACAAAGAAGATTTTGGATTAGAAAAAAGAGAAGACAATTACTGGAGGTTCTCAGAAACAATGGATCGTAATCAATTTGATAAAGTAATGGATTATGATGCTAATTTTGATGAAATAACTAAAGAGTCTAAATTTAATAGATATCTTGAAGAAAAGCAAAAAGCAGATAAATTAGCTTTAAAATACAATGAACAAAAACTAAAATCTATGTCAAAAGAAAGTTTGCTAAATCTGTATATGACAGAAGGTAAACTTTCAGACGACGATGGCGGTGTTGGATTGGGTTGGAGAGATAAAATAGCTTACGCTAAAGTTCTTAAAAATGTAGTTTTAGAAATAGCAAATAGAGAAGCTATCGACCAAAGTAAACTTACCGGAAAAACTGCAAACGGAAAAGATATTAGCATGATTCAAAAATGGTTGCTATCAAATAACGTTCCTTCGGATCATCCAGCTATTCAAAGTTTAGTTAGAAATATGGAAACTAAATACAAAAGCTATATCGAAGAAAAATCTAAAATAGCAAAAGAAATCAATCAAGCTACAGATGCTTTATACAAAGAGCAATTTGGCTACTCAAACAGTAGTAATAACCTAGTTGATATTTTAAAAAAAATTAAAAATAGTTTGTTTGGAAACAAAACAGCTTTTTATGATAAATTGTATGGACCATTAATTATTAAAGAAAGTGTTACTACTGCAAATGGCACAGTAATTCAAAATATGAAGTACAAATCAGAAGAACAAATAGAAAAAGATTTTAAATCTGGTATTATTTCAAAAGCTCAAAAAGATTTTTACGACGTAACTAGAAAAATATCTAAGGAACTTGAACCTTTTTCAGTAAAAGAAGGTAAAAAATCTAGAACAGATTATATACCGCATACAGCACCAGAAATGATGGAAGTGTATTCTAGTAGAGGTATGCTAGGACTTTTATTAAATTCAAAAACTTTAAACGAAAAAATCAACGATGTTTATATAAACGCTACTAATCCAATAACTGGAGAAAAAGCAGAAGGAGTTTTGTTTAAAGAAGTAAAAGATTGGTACAATACTTATTCTAAAACAAACAAATCTAAAGCTGCAGAATTTTATAAATTAAAAAAGAAAGCTATTTCGTTACAGCGTAAAGGTGTAAATGAAGATGGTTCTCCATTAAGAGCAAGTAACGTAGAAATAGGTTCTGCGATTGGAGATATATTTGTGGACAGATTTAGTAAAAGTAGATCTGTAAGTTCGTCAGATATGCCTTCAATGGATTTAAACAAAGCGTTTATTGACTATGCATCTGGAACTATTTTTAATAATGGTAACGGAATATTTGAAGGTTTCAAATCAATGGTTCCTGTAGTAGATGGAATAATGGCGCAAGCAGAACGCGATAGTAATCCAAACGCTGCAGCTTATGTAGATAAAATTTGGAAACAATATTTTTTGGCGGGAAAAAAACAACAAACAATTCCTAATTTAAAAAGCTTAGAAGCTGTAGGAGTATCAAGCGATAACGTTGTTGATTATATAACCAAGGGAAGTTTAATATATTGGCTTGGTTATAAAGGTTTAGCAATAGGAGGCGGAGTATATGCCATTGGGAATGTTCTTGTAGGTAAATACAATAACGTGCTAAACCAAGGAGGAAAAAATTGGGCTAAAGGAGAAAAAAGATTTTGGCTAGGGAAAGATGGTAAATTTGATATTACCGATCCTTTTAAAGGAGTAAAAGAATCTATAGCCATAATGAAAAAAGCAGGATACATGGACATCAATGTTTTTGATGATGTAAAAATTGAAGACAAAAGCAGCATGGAAAAAATGTTTACCAGTCTTGCTTTGTTTCCTATGACCTGGAGTGAGAAATGGATTCAAGGTGTCCATTTTTTAGGTATGCTAAATGAAGAACAATGGGAAGATGCTAGAATTGATAAAACTATAAACAAAGCAAAACTAACAGAAATGGAAAATGAAATTAAACTTTCACATGGAAAAGGTTATTCCGCTACTGACCAAAGAATGATACAGATGTACAGTTGGGGTAGAATGATGATGCAGTTTAGTCGATATATTCCAACAATGATTTATCGTAATTTTGGAAAAGACGATATTGATATTTATGGAAAAGAAACAATCGGAACTTACACATCTTTAATACAAACCATTCAAAAAGGTATGAACGGAGAATGGAGTCCTAAAACTTTTATGAAGTACAGAAAAGACTTGCCTGACTACAAGCGTAGACAATTAGATAAAGCTCTTTCTGGGTTTGGTTTAATATCTGGTTTAATTGCAGTAAATCAATTTGCAGATGTTAGACAAGTAGATAAATTTGTTACAGATTCTAATCCTTTTAGTCTAGAAAAATTACTAAATAAATTTACTCCAGCTTCTTTAAAAATGATTGATACTGTTGTAAGATAAATTGTATCTTTGAATTTTCTACTATTAATCTGCCATGATTAATTAATTAAAAGCCTAACAATTAAATTTGTTAGGCTTTTTTAATAGAAATTATTTCATGTTTGTATATTTGTACCATGGAAACAATTAAAATAAATATTACAGTTCCTATCTATTTAGCTAACATAGTTCTTTTAAAAAAAGAAAAAATCGGTGTAAATCAAAAATTGATAGGAGAAATTTTGCTAAAAAATATTTTAGTAAAAGGATTTACAAAAAAGCAAATTGCAAAAATTTGTGAAAAAGAAATTTTTAGAAAAGCGCTTTATGAAACAAAGCTAGGTAAAGATCAATACTTTGAAATAAAAGAAATTGAATTATTATCTCAACATGGACAAGGTTTTAAAGAATAAATTAAGACTTATACTTTTTTACTATTCCTAAAATTGCTTTTGGAGATTTTTCATACACTTCTAAAATAGCATCGATTTCTGCAAACGATGCCATTCCTATTATTGACAATCTTCGAATAACAGATTCATAATTTGAAAGATTATCGTACAAAGCATCTTCAGCAATTTCTTCAATTTGATTAAAGAATGGGTTGATACTTTTTAATTGAGAAGACGCAGCATCAAGACGTTTTTTAAGTTCTTTATTTGCCTTGCTTATTGTAGGTAAATTATAATTTACTTGTTCAAAAAATTGTCTGTTTACGTCACAAGATATAATTGCCTGGGCTGTAAATACAGCTATCAAATTCATAAAATCTTCTTCTTCAAGTTGAACTACCTCAAAAGTTTTATCTTCCAAAGTAGCACATAAAAAATCTGCTTTTAAAAAATCGCTAAAAGCTTTTGCGTTTAAAATATTTTCAGTTTTTACCAATTCTTTTTTTTGGTCTTGAGAAACATATTTACCTTCTTTATTTTTAATGAAATATAATTTTTGCATTGTTTTTTGTTTAAAAATTAGTGTTTTATAAATACTGTTGCGTATATATACAAGTTAGCAAACATTGTTACTAATCGTTTTCAAAAAGAAGTTCTATTATCTCACGCTTATCAAATGAATTGTGAAGTATTATCATTTCTCCGTTTTCAATTATTAAACTTGGACAGCATTTGCAAGTTGAAAATTCCTCGTGTTCTTCCAAATCGTTTATTGGA